TTAACCGCCGTTATTTGCGCGAGGCCCCCTGTGGCAGAAACCTCCATCCCTTCCGCACCGGCATTAGACACTACCAACGACGTTACGGGCGAAGTTGTCCCAATGCCGACGTTCCCTGCGGCGGTGATCCGCATGCGTTCGGAGCCAACATACCAAGTATGGATGCCGCCATTGTTATTGGAGTAGCGCATTTCGTCGCCACTCGTAATCCACTGGATTGACCCCAGATTGGTTGCGTCAGTGCGATTGAGCTGAAAATAACCGTTGCCAACGCTAACACCACCAGAAATCACTTTTCCTTTGTTCTGTAAATCGGTCCCGTCAAACGTCAGCGTCGTTCCCGCGGTTACGACCTTGCTTGCGTTGAGGTAAGCTACGCCATTAGCTGTGCCGCCAGTCAAAGTCAGATTGCTGCTGATCCGAGCGGTGCCAGTGACGTCCAGCGTTGCCCCCGGCGAACTCGTCCCAATGCCGACGTTTCCTGCGGAGGTGATCCTCAGCCTCTCGGTAACCGTGCCCGCATCAGTGGTCGTACTAAGCAGCAGCGCCCCGCTAAAGTCCCCCGCTTCTCTGTACCCTTGAATTAGCGCCGAGGGTTTGCCAGAAATGTCGCCTAAGCCCAAAGACCCATTTACTGCCGCTACCGTTTGGCCCCCCAGATGCAACTGATAGTCGGGCGACGACGTGCCGATGCCGACGTTGCCGGAAGCATCAATGGTCATTTGGGCGGTAAACCCACTTCCATTGCGAAAGTTGATGGTGCTGGCTGCGCCGCCAGTGTTGGCGTCAATATAAAATCCGCCAGTTCCGGTATGTCGTAGTGCGCCTGTTAGATATACCCCTACACTTGACCCGTCAGATGTAAACCGGCCTGCTCCAGCAACATCAAGCGACGACGCTGGAGACGATGTGCCGATGCCGACGTTGCCGGACGAGTCAATCCGCATACGCTCTGATGCGCCGGTTAGCCACACCCAGGCATTGCTTGCCCCGAGGTAATACTGCCGAATGTTTGCCTGTCCGTCAGACAGCACGATGTTGTTGCTGGCTGTGCGAATATCCAAACCGCCAGAGTTGCCGGTGTAGGCGCCGAGGATGACATTGTAGGCGCCCGATGTGACCGCGCTGCCTGAGCTATACCCAAGGAACGTGTTGATTCCGCCCGATGTGACCGCATAGCCAGCTTGATAACCAAGCGCTGTGTTCTGATACCCGGATGTACTGGAGTAAAGCGACTCTCTACCAATCGCCACGCTTAGCGTTCCGGTAGATAGTCCTGACGCCCCACGCAGGGAATTAAGCCCTAAAGACTCATTGCCACCGCCCGTTTGGTAAAACTGAGACTGGTAGCCAACCGCCGTGCTTACGCCCGTGGTGGTGTTTGAATAGAGCGCCTGTCGACCAATGGCCACCATGTTAGTGCCGCTGGTGTTGCTATACAACGCAAGGGCCCCCACCGCGGTGTTATTTCCGCCGTCGATGTTGGAATACATGGCCTGAGAGCCGACCGCCACGTTAACCGCGCCGCTTGTGTTGGCCCACAAAGTTTGATGCCCAATTGCCGTATTTGAGTTGGCATTGGTTAGGGTTGCGGCTTGATAACCGACCGCTGTATTGTTTGCTGCGGTGCTGACAGCGGCAAGGGCACTCGCCCCGACCGCTGTGTTTAAAGTGCCCGTCGTGTTTGCCGCCAACGCACTAGCACCAACAGCAGTATTGGATACTACGGCACCAGCCCCACGGCCAACAGTTACTCCATAAACTGTTAAGTCAGTGCCGCTATAAAGCAAGTTTGCGCTGTCTTGCAACAGGCCAGATGCACCTGCATACGTCACCCGGCCCGACGTCAAAGACGACAACTGCAACGACGCCCCTGCCACCGTTCCCGTAAGCGTGGGGCTTGCCGCACGCACTACGTTGCCTGTGCCCGTGCTCGACACCCACTCCGGTGCAGTCGCACCAGCATTGACTTGCAACACTTGGGCGGCAGTGCCAATACTGAGGAACGTCGTCGTGTTTGCCCCAGACTGATACGGCACCGAGCCAGCAGCGCCGCCTGAGAGGTTGGTAGCGGTAGCGGGCGCCACTTCGACAAAGTCTGAGCCATTCCAAATGACGATAGCCGTCTTGCCGTTGGCGACCGTTACGCCCGTCGTAGGCCCCGCACCAACAATCTTGACCGCGTAGCCCCCGGAGGTGTTGTTTACCACGGCGTAAATCTTAGACTGCGCGGGTGCGGTGATGGTGCGCAGTGCGGTGCGCGCGCCTGAGCAGAGCAGGATAGCCTGGCGGGCCTGGTTAGAGGCGCCGGTCGTGGTGCTGAGGGTTACGTCCGCGTCAGTGGAGAGCGTGGTAGTGCCTGCGATAGCGGTATCCAGCAGGGACGTAATAGAGTTGTTTACCGTATCCCCCCAAGTGCCACCTAGCTCGCCGGTAACCGGCAATGCCAACCCGAGAAGAGATGTGTATGAAGTCGCCATGTCGTATCCTTACGTCGCAATCTGCTGCCAATTAGGAGTTTGGGTGTCGATCACGACGACCCACACATTCACGGTGCTCACGGAGCCTGTGGCAGACACTCCTGTTACCTGCACGTCCATAACGTTTCCTTCAAAAACAAAAAGGACAGTCGCAAACTGTCCTTAATGTGCCTGGCGGACAGCGCTTTTATCATACAGGCTAACTGATTTGAATCACCGCCGACCCCGCCGCAGCCGCGGGGAAATTGATCGTGAATGTAGCGGCAGTCGTCGTCTTGTCTGCCCCAAAATCCAACACCGCAATAGCCTTATTACTCTTGCTGCTGTTGTAGATTAACGCGCCGCGAGCGGTGATGGTAGACGCCGCCCAGCTCACGTCGTTGAAATCTACGATTGCTGCGATGCCGTCCAGGGAGACTACCGCGCCCGTAAGGGTCTCGCCGCCCGCAACGTACCCAACGCCAACCACTTCTCCGCTCGTGGTGTACGCCGTGGTGGCGGCGCTAAGCGTAGCAGCGCTGGTATACAGCGCGATCTTGATGACGTCCGTATCCAGATCGTGTTCGGCCAGCAGGATCTGCTGCTTGAACGAAGAACACATTGTTTGAGATATCGCCATCTCAGCTTACCTTTTCACGAAATTGGCCAGAACGATAAGCATCCTGACGAAGTTTGCCATCGCCCAGATTCTTCAACAGCCCGATAGCTTGAACATACATGGTGGTGTAGAGCTGCACCATGTCAGGCTCGCCTTTCATAAAGCGAATCGCCTCTACCAACGCTCCGTTAAGCAGGGCTGAGTCAAACTCATCCCCAAGCCACGTCGTCCCCGCGGTAACAATAGACTCGGGGTAGTAGCCGTAGTGGAGCTCAGTAGCGTAGCTGTCGTCTGGAGTTGGCCCAAGGATGAACGTGTCCGCATCGAAATACGCGTAGTGCTTGGGCAACCCGGTGCTAGTGGGCACAGGGTATGCCTCCCGCATGAAATTCACGTCTTTGTTCAGCAGAAAGTGATACGCCCCATCCCCGTCAACAACCGCCAGCGAGTAGGCATACAAGAAGTCGGCAGGGGTAGTAAGGTACTTATTGTCTGCGGTCAGGCTGCCCGTCACATTTTTACGCAACGCCGGGATCTGGACAGAGTTGTAGATTTTTTGCTCGGCCTGTTCAGCAAACATGGCGAGCTGATCCGCTGTGAAAGTGTTTTCACAGATGTCCTGAATGTTGGTACAAAGCGTCACGTAGTTCATGCCGACCTCAAGCCATAGGGCCGCGAGCAGTCACGCCTTTAGTCGCTGCACCTGTACCACGGATCTTAATGCCGGACGTCTTAACGCCGTCATTCGAAGTCATGGACAGCCCATCAGTGGGGGTCCAATTCTTCTTTTGCTCAAACGGCACTTCCTTGCCAGCCTTAACGGGCGTAACTTTTTTGCCTTGCATGGTATGTGGCTCCGCGTAGGTTGAGGCCGCACCGACCTCTTTTCCCATCAGCTTGTGGCTGTACTTAGACATTCGTTTTCTGGCCTTTGTAGGCAAAAGACGATTTTTTCTGGTTGGCAACTTTAGCCAAGCCCCGGCCCAACTGCTTACGCTGAAGGCTCGTGACGCCACCTTTGGCGTATCCTTTAGCCCCGTGCATGGACTTCTCGTGAGCCTTCACAGCCTTTTTTGCTTCGCCCTTGGCAACTTCTTTCATACCCATTTTAATTCTCCTAGACCGTAACTGTAACCTGCCCAACCGTGCCCACCGCGTGTAAATCATTGAGCACGAGCCCGGTAGCATTAGCGGAGGCCCCACCAACAGGTGCCCACCCCCACTGAATATCCCGCGACCCGTTTTGGGCCGAGGTATACACCAACGACTGATCCGGCCGGGGCCTACGCAGGGCCTGCGGATCATCGACAGGGTACATGCCCTGCATGTTCTGCGGATGGTCCACACTCCAGCACTCTGTGCAGGCCAGCACGTTTGTTTTCTTGGTGCGAACAATCAGTTCTTTAAGCTGCGGCAGGGCGTACCGGAACCCGCAAACATCGCAGAATCCGAACGCTTTTTTGCCCGCTGCAAACCGATTGCCCATGGCTACCTCGACCGGAACATTCGCGGCACGAAGCGAACTGAAGCCTTCTCCCGGTCCTCACCAGCAGCAAGATCAAACTGCTCGTCGTAAGCGGACTTCAACATCTGAAGCCGATCTGCCAGGGCGGGATCTTTCTGCGCCAAGTAGTAAGCCAGCCCAGCCACAAGGCACGGCAAGAAGCGGAACTGAACATCAGGCGTCTCAACGCCGTTGCCAGCATCTTGAATCCGCCGCATACGCCAGTACACAAGCGTGTAGGTCTGGGTGGTGTCCGGCACTGGCCACACGGTCACTTCGGGTGCGGCTCGAAGGCGCTGGACATACAACTGAATCGGCCGTCCCTGAACGTTCTTGTTGGGGATGGTCGCGTACGTAGACACGCTAATCCGCGAGATAGCCAGGTCCGCTTGCGTAGTCGAGCTGCCCGTACGAATGACATGATCGAGCAAGTCGATAGTGTCTGCAGGGAGCGTGTATGTGGCCGTACCGGGCGTGAGCACCTGGGTGCCCTGCTCGATGGTCCACATGTTGATACCGCGGTTCTGCCACTCAATCGTCAGCAGGTTCATCGACCGCCGAGCGGTTCGCAGGTCATACCCCGAACGCATCTCGCGCCCAGCACGCTCCCACGCCTCTTCAGCGATTTCAGTGAAATCCAGATTGAACGCGGTTGTGCCGGATGTGGTCATAATTACCTTTTTGCAGTCTTAGCCGACTGCTTAAATGCCGCCGCAGTCGGGGCGCCTTTGGCGCCCGGCTTGCGCATCTTCTCGCCTGAGCCCGCGGCAATGCGTTTGCGCTTGGCGTTGATGTTCTCGTAGAGCCCGCCCGCGGCATACATGTCCACGTTCTGCGGATGGTCCTTTCGGACAATCTTTTTGGCTTTGGGCATCTTTTTGGGGTTGATGGCCCCCATGCCGCGGCTCGGTCTCATCAGATCATCCTGCCTTTGGTTTTGCCTTTGCTAGCGATGCCGTCCGCACGCCGGGAAGCGGAACTCACAGAGCCGCCTTTGGCAAAATTACCAGATTTAGGACCGCCAGCTTTGCCACGGGTTTCTCGATACATTTCCGCCGCCGCTTCTCTTTGCGCGGCTTGCGCTTTTTTTGCAGCGGAAGGCATATATCTAGGGCCGCCCTCTGGCTTTACATACTTTTCGCCACGGCCACGCGCTGCTTGTTCTTCTTCTGCATATGCTTTACGAGCAGCAACTCCAGACGGGCCGGTATCTTCCCCGCCATAATAAGAAGGCCTAGCTCGGTAGTCTTCTAAAATTTTGGCCTCATTATCCATGCTTGCTCCTTAGCACTTCCCGCCGGATTTCATCACGATCTGTTTGGCCTTGGTTTTGCCTTTCTTGGCAATGCCGTCAGCCGCCTTGGTGAAGCCTCCAGCAGCATAGCACTTGCCGCCTTTTTTCATGCCTTTAGCTTCAGCCTGTTCATGCTTGACCATAGCTTTGGGGGCGCCTTTAGCTTTCATAAAGGCCAGTTCTTTCTTCATCATTCCTTTGGACTCTTTCATGTCACCACCCTCGCTAAATTTACGGCCCTTGTCGGCCTTGACGAACTCTTTTCCAACCGACTGCGGAACTCCAACACGTTTGGCCGCCGCCGGGTTATTGGCCACCATGGCCATCAGATTATGCTGTTTCAGAGATTTACTCGGCATTTTCTTCCCTTCTACCAGTCAGCCAGCTTTGAACCGTAGGCGTTTCGTAAATACGGATCAGGGTCCACACGATAGAAAACAAAGCAGCGATTGCCGGTAAATAATCCACAACTGTCCCGATCACCGTGACTATGGACGCCGCGTCGCCTACCTGTTTGGCGACATCATTAGCATGTTCGCTCATTTACAACCCCACCGTTTAAGACTAGCAGCCTTGCGTGTTGGGCGCCCTTTCTCATCTTTCATCGGTCCGGGCATCCCACTCATGCGCGCACAAAACGATTTTTTACGGCCAGCGTCTGCTTTAGTTTTCGGGTTCGGCGCCGGGGCCTTCAGGTTTGACCCTGTGGCCGCGTTATAACGAGCGCGCCCCTTGGCAGTAAGCCCCGCACCTTGTGACACAGGAAGCTTTTCGCCACGGCCCACAGCCAACGATACGCCCTTCTTAGCCATGAAGAAGCGACTCCAGCTGGTTTATTGTCTGCTGTGTCGTCGCCAGGTCCGCCTCGGTGGCCGCCAACGCCGCGGCATCCCCCGTGCGGACTGCGGACTCCCGCAAAAACGAGAGATACGACAGCCGGTTTTTAGCTATATCAAGCATCTCAACGAGGGTCATACCAACACCACCATTTCTTGTGCCACCGTTGAAGTGTGAGATTGCAACAAAATCACATCATACGTGTCAGTGCCATCAATTGCCGCATAAGACGCCATTCGTTGCCCGGCGACTGACGTACCTGACTGCAAAAAGTCAGTCGGGGTAAACGGCGAAAGCACTCGGTTTTTGACGTCAAATCTATACATTTGGTTGACAGCCGCAGCCACGTAAATGTTCATGTAGAACATCCGGCCTTCATTTTCGTACGGCGAATACGTTCCGCTCGTGCCGACCGTTAAAAGAACGGCCCCATCATAAGTGATAGTGGAAGTCCAAGTTCCAGTGATGCTGCCTGCAATATCTAATACGTCTAGTGTTGAACTTCCTGTTCCACGGAAGAAGTAACAGAACGACTGGCGAGCATTACGAGCAGCATCAGGCTGAATACCATAAGACGGAGCCCACATGCCGCCTGACGCGTTTACGCCAGGAGCAACACCAAAGTAAGTCGTGGACCACGCGTTAGCAGCAATGCTGTTGGTGCCGTTGTTGATCGTCGCGTCGCCGTAGTTGTACGTATAGACAGTAGTCGTTGCGCTCGAACGAACCAACATCAAGTTTGGCAACTCGATAACGTATTTGGCAGACGTTGAAGGCGTAACAGCCCACGCCGTTCCAAGCGTATAAACGGGCGACGGGCCAGCAGTGTGACTGGCAATGATACGACGCTGACCAACAGCCGTCGGGTTAACCGTATCCTGAACAATTCGAATCTGAAAGTTGCGATACTCGTTGGCTGCAACAACGGAGTCGCCATTAGCAGCTTGGCCCGTCAATGACGATGCTCCGGCAGCAGTAGCGGCCAAAGCGTAACGAGCAACTACTCCAGTGTCGTAGTTAAACGCGCCCTTAATCATTCCATCGCCAGGCGAGCAGTCGTATGGTGTGTATTGTTCGTCTAGAACAAGAATCGACGAATCAGTACCAATCGTTGCCGGCAATCCTGTCGTGGACAAACCAGTGGACAGCGTGTTGCTGGCAACTTCAAACGAACGCCAAATATTCGATGCTAAGGTGCCTGCATTAAGCATGAACACGCGGCCGGCAACGATTTCGTATCGTGCGCCGGTCGCAGGCGTAAACGTAAATGCAGATAGCACCGTAATGGCGGGCGTCGTGCCGGACGTATTCCCAACGATATACCGCTCTTCAGTCTTGCCCGCCACGGTATCAATAATCCGCAGCTTGAACCCGTATTCACCGGATCCGCCACGGTTGGCCAGCATGTTCGTACCAACTGCCGTGGGTAACGCCGTTGAAAGCGTCACGCTCGTAGTGGTAGCGCCTGCGGCAATCGTGCCGACCAAACCAAGCGAAGGCGCAAAAGCCATGGCCGCGCCCGCGCCAAACGTACCCGACAAAGCCGGAGACTGAACAAGATTCCAGCCTTTTGTGACTATGTTGTACCGGTTCAAAACTGCCGCGGAAACAAGCTGATAAACAAACGGATTGCGAGACACATCTGAGCGCATATCCGATGCCAAGCATGCGCCAGCCGCGTGAGCGTTAGGCGCCGGCGCTACTTGAGCCCACATTAACCGGTCAATTACTTTTTTGAACGTATTTGCCATTTATATGCCTCAAGTAATACGCGACCGCACGCAATCAGCCCAAGCAGACAGGTTTGCCCCATAAACCTGGATTCTGCCTTGCAAAGTATCGATGGTAGATAAGTTGGTTACGGTTGTGACGGTTGTGACCGTTGTCACCGTGGTGACGGTGCCAGACTCCAACACCACCGTGCCGCGCTGCCGCTGGAGGGACTTATCGTATCCTTGCGGGGCATTGAGCGCGTTGAGCACGCGAACAAGCAAAAACTCCAGGTCGGTGTCTTTGACTGGAAGCGGAGCGGCGTCATCCACCCCAACCAGCGTTGCATCGACTGGCGCTGCGGAAATAGGCGCTACAGGAGAATATGACGTCCAGCCGGGCACTTCGTACGCAGTAGGTACGCCGGACCCGGTGTCTCGATAAACGAACAGCTGTCCTGTGGAGTCCACAAACACAACGTCGGAAAGGGCCGCGCCGCCGCCCCCGCCGCCCGTTGTGGGTAGTGGATTTAACGACGTAATTGGATCGCCGTTATCATCCAGCAGGGATGTCCGAAAATCGACGATTCCCGTCATACAGAAAGCTCCGCGATATGCTGCTTGTGCATATCAATCAGGGCTTCCTTAATCTGGATCTGCTCTTGCTTAAGCAGCTCGTACTCAGCCAGGGCCTGCTCGGCTTTAGCCTGCGCGGCATCCAGCGCACTGGCTTTCGCGTCCAGCGCAGCTGATTTAGCCAGCACGGCTTGTTCGGCCTGCGCGGCTGACTTCAGCTTGCTTTCGGCAGCGGCCAAGGCTTTCTGAGCATCTGCCACCAGCACGTCAGCAGCGGCCCGCGCGCTCGCTGCAACAGAGTCAGCGACAGCTTGTGCCTCGGCCTGCATCGCACGCACTTGAGCCTTAGCCGCGGCCAACTGAGAAGCGGCGGCAGCCTTGTCCTGCTCGACCTGCTCGCGGATCTTAAGGATCTCCGCAGCTGGGCCTACCAAAGCGAGATACTTCTTGTTCTCTTCGATAGCCGCCAGCAAGGTCTGCAGTTTCTCTGCATACGCTTGAGGGTCCGTAACAACCGTCAGCAGGCTAAAGACCTGATTCGCGCCACTGCCCGCCGCACTTCCGTCAATATTCGTCGCAATGCTCATTCGATGCCACCTGCCTGCACGATAGTCAATCGGACGGTCCCTGTACCGGAGTTCATCACCAACCGTACCCCACGAACAGGGTACGCAATGTTGGAGTCCAACGTCGCGGTCTGGCTGGTCAAACTGGGGTGATTCACCCAGTTGCCAGACGCAGGGGCGTAAGTTAGGGCGAACACGTCGTCGAATGTGTACTGGACGGTGTAGTTAACTGTCCCCGTGACCGTCACTCCCAACGCGATATTAAACGGTGAGATGTAATGGTCGAGTGGGCACACATTCGACGTGCTAGCGCCTCCGCTCAATGTATAGACTACTGGACGCATATAGCCCCCTTTAGTGGGTCAAATTAGGCGTCAGCGAACGGGGTAGCAACCGCACCAGAGCCAAGCAGGACGCCTTGCACGAGATATTCGAGCGAGGCCAACGCGGTAATGGTGATGATCGTTCCGGCGATACCGCCCGTCGTGGTGCCGTTCAGGTTGATAACGTCATTCGATGCCGCGGGAGCATAGCCAAAAGTCGCGCCAGACGAGTCCGTGTCGACCATCAGCACTGAGCCAACGAACTTATCGGTGCCATCAGTCTTGATGGCCACAGCCGTCGCTGCGGTATCGATCACGATGGTGTAAGTCGTGCCGACGTTGTTCAGCGTGTTGGGGTCAGAGCCGGGGCCGGAGGTCGCCGGATCGGCAGTGGCAATGATTGCGGGCAGCGTCAGGATCAGCGTTGCGTCGTTGGTACGGATCACCTTGCCAGCGTGAGCGGCAACGGTCAGGGAGAGTGTGTTGGTGCCGTTAGCGACGTTTACGATGGTCCCGGGGCCTTGGGCGTAGAAGCCGTTCAAGGAGCGAACCGGACCTTGGAAGGTCGTGGTAGCCATAGATTGTTCCTCATGCGGTTAGGTATATGCGTCTGCATGACGTCAGCCGGGTCTGTCGCATATACCGGGTACTCCCGGATACCTACGTTTTAACAGGTGGCTGAGGTGGGGTCAAGGACATTTGGAGACGCTAACGCTTCCGAATCATCCGGCAGGCCGTTTGACTTGCGTAGGTTCTCCTCGCGCGTGATAACCCGCAAATTCCACGGCACGTGCAAACCGCAAACAAATTCCGACCGCAGGGGGTAAATATGATCCACAACGTAGGCTTCCCCCGTCGTTTTAGACATGGTTATCGCTATCTGATAGAGCGCCCGCATTTCTGATTTTTGCTTGCGCGTAATCCATGGCGGAGTAGCTTGGCGATGCTTGCGGCGACGAACTTTTGTATCCGCTAAAACCTGTAGATTATTGGCAATTTTCCAAACTCGACGGTAGGCTTGCTTTTCTTCATTCGGGCGCGCGTTTGCCCGAGCTATAACGGCGGCACGGTTGCGCTCGTAGTATTTGGCTTTAGATTCTTTGCCTGCTTCTGATCGGTTCCACTCCGCAAAGTAGTCCGCCCGAGTAACCGCCCCGCGCTTCCATTCGTCTTTCAAGCACTCCACACACGCGCCTTTGGTTTTGCGGGGGGCGATGTGGCCATGTTTGCACGGCTCTCCTGTGAAGTAATACTTGGCTCCGGCTGCCTTTGCTTCGGCGCGGGTCTTGGGTAGGTTTGAAGTGTCCATTTTTAGCTCCTGGGTTACGACACAGGTAATGTATCACAGAAGCATTTGTGTATTCAAAGCACGCAAAAAAGGGGCCGCAGGGCCCCTTCCAAACACTCGTAAGTGCTTGATTTACATCAGCTTGCGCCGGGCGAACCGAAGATGCCCAGAGGATCGCTCACGCCGAACGAGTAACGCTCGCGGGCCTTGTAGCGGGTGTTTCCCGTGTCAAAATCACCATCCATTCCGGTTTGCATCGGAGTACGGACGAAGTGCTTCAGACCATTCGGAACATCCGTCAGCAGGAACCACGCGTTGGTGTCCGTCAGCCAGTGGTTGACGGTGTAACCTTCGGGGATCGAACCGTTGTTCTTCAGCGCGTTGATGTCGTTGTCGGCGGTGCCAACACGCAGCTCGGTCTCGAGGAGACGAGTTGCAACGAACATCAGTGCGGGAGGAACAACCAGCTTGCGGGGCTTGGCAGCGATCAGCAGACCACGCTCATCCGTCCAGCCAGCGATCTGAATGACAGCGGCCTCAAGCGAGGTCTCATTCAGGTCGGCACCCGTCGTGGGACGGTTGCTGTTGGTGCCACCAGAGATCAGGGGGTGATCCGTGGCGCACAGAACCTTGCCGTCACCGTAGGTGGGGCCGCCCGTAAAGGCTTGGTTCAGGATGGAGGCAGCCTTGACTTGCTTGGTGTAAGCCATGGCACGAGCCAGCGCCTTGGTGTAACGCGACGACAGGCTGTCGTACAGGTTATCTTCAATCGCCTCTTCGGTGATTGAGAAGCCCATGGCGATGGTTTCGTGGTTGTAACGAGCGGTCCAGGCTTCTTGCGCATTGTCATACGCAATTGCAGAACCTTCGTTTTTCACCGGAGCTGCGGAGAAACCGGACAGCTTGGTTTCTTCTTCGAACGAACGCTCGGAAGTTTCGGTTTCGAAAATTTCCTTGTGTTCTTCGCCGTAGCGCTTGTACTCCAGACCGAACAACGCATTCAGGCCGGGCAGGAGTTCTTTGAGTAGCTGGGCACGAGAAATTGCCATGATTTACTCTCCTTAGACGCCAGCAGTAGCGTTGTATGTGTGGTAGGTAGCGTTGAACTTAACGATAAATTCAACGAAGTTTCCGGAGGTGTTCTTGGTTTCCGGCACCACATCAACCACGCGGATCGGCAGAATCGTCGTCACGTTATTGATAAACACGCCCATGCGGCTGTTGCCAGTCGCAGCGACACCCGTGTTCAGCACGAGCTCAGCGTTACAGGCGATGGCATTGCCACGGCTGATGTAAGCGGGGAGCAGGCCGCCAGCGGCATCGTCAGCAACGGCGCTGGTGACGTTCACAACCTTGAACAAGGTGTTGGGGTCATCGCACACGTAAGCCTGGATGTCGTCAGCCACAATGCTGCCGGGGTAGTACTGGGAGTACAGCTTCTGCTTGGTGGCCGGGTTCGTGTACGAGCAACCGAGGAACACGCCAAGCACGCCAGCAACAGGGCTGGTCTGGTTCTGCAGGGTGGTGATGATGATCGTGCCATCGTTCTTGTACTGCACAACGTCGCCACTATAAATGGCCGTGCCGTAGTTCGAAGCAATGGGGACCTGCCGGGTAGCGCCGGCGAACGGCAAGCCGCCGATCAGATTGACCGGCCGCAGACCGTAAGGCGCGTCAACTGTAGGATAAGCCATTTAAGACTCCTAAATTTAGGTACCTGAACCAAAAGTTACCTTGGATTTACGCTCATGGAAGAGCGGCATCCGCGGATCACTTTCGCGCATAAGATTGTTGTCGACTGAACGCATCTGGCTTTCAGCTTGTCCGCGATAGAACGCGTCACGCTCTTCAGCCATCTCAGTCGGGATCTTGCAAAGCATCAGCCCGCCAATCACGACGCTGTCACGATGCTTGTCGCTCTCCACAGCCGCCAGTTGAATCTCTGGATGCTGCGAAGCTTTGACCGGTTCCCAGCCTTCGCGAAGTTTTGCGGAAACGTTCATGGGGTCGGCCTGGTTCAACGTAGACATGCGTACCCATCGAAACGTATACCCCGGTTCCGGATTGGGGTCAGGCAGCAGGGACGCGGGCGCCCAGCGGCGTTTACGAGTGGTAGCTTCACGCGGAGTTCGGTTTTCAGCCATTTTGTTTCCTCATATCTTCAGCAACCTGCCTGGCATACTGCTCCAGAGTTAGCCCTAGCCGTTTAGCTATGGCCTGTTGCGACTTGGTAAGCACGATTTTTTTGGGCGCAGTGGTACGAGTCGCTGGAGCTACCACAGGTTTAGACCTGGGTTTTTCTTCCGGTTCGACGTCCTCGAACTGGTCGGGGAACACCTGGCGCATACGACGGTTGATGCTGTCGTAGTACTCGTTGGATTGAGGGTCGACACCCTGCTTAACAAGCTTTTGATGCAGCCCCAGAGCAAAGCTCGTCATCTCGTCGTCGGATCCGAACCACGGATTGTTTTGATGCCACGCAGTGACTCGTGGATCGACAGACGGTGCCGGAGGCGGTGCCGGAGCGGTGTATTTACTTTCTACATCAGGCGTTTCGGCTTGTAAAGGGGGCAGCTTAAAATTAGCTACTCTATCTGCGCGAAGCTTTGCAGAAGTGAGCGACTCCTGTGCAGCCGTAACCTTATCAGGATCGCCCTCCTCGTATGCAGCGCGGAATTGCGCCTTAGCCTGCTCAAGCTCAACAGTCGCGGCACGTTTAGCCTGCTCGAGTAGTGCTTCCTGGTTCTGGTTGACGGTCTGCTTAAGCTTCTTATTTTCCTCAATGATGCTTTGTGCAAGGCGTAGTGCTTCCTCGCGCTCCCGTAGGGCTGTTTCCTTGGCTCTACGTTCGTCGTGATAGCCGCGAGTAAAGTGCTGGATACGCTTCTTAACCTTCTCGGAATAGCCTTCCAACTCATCGTCAGTGACCTCCGACGGAGGGTCCGCAGGCTTGCGCCCTTGGTCTTTTGGCGGGGTATCGTCTACGACCTCGACTTCAAACTCGGTATCCGCCGACTCAGCCGCGGGGGCCTTGGCTTCTTCCTTGTCGGGATCCGGAAATTCAAACTCAACTTGCTCCATGGTCTCTCCTTACGGTCGGCTGATGCCGCGTGGATCAGCGACAACCGCCTCGATGCTGTCGTCAGACATGAGGCGATACTCCACCCCCCGGAACGTGAACCGTGTGCCGCTGTTGCCGCGGAACATGACGTAGTCCCCTTTGGCGCACCACGGGCCGTGCGGGAACCTATCGGTGTCCGTGTATGCCTGCGAGCCCATGTCCATCACCAACCCGATGGTCGACAATATCTTCTCGTGGTAGACCGTCTTGGCATCCTTGATGATGCCCGACTCGTACTCCTCCTCAACCTGCGGGAGCGCAATCAGCAACATATACCCGACCGGTTTGGGCAGCTGGTCCTCAAACTCTGCGTCGGTCAATGTGGTTTCTTCAGTCATTCTCGTTGTCCAAGTAGTTGTGCTCGAGGTCTGAGACAACAACGACTGCATGGGTCAGACCTCGGAGGACCCCACACAGCTCTTTATACGTCGCGTAGTCCTTCGCATTACCTTCTGCGAGGTGTGCACGCACGCGCGTAATCTCGTCCCCCAGCGTAGTGCGGAGGACTTCAAACACCGTCTTTGCCACGTTTTCTCCCTTGTTGTACGACCGTCTTTAACATGTCCATCTTGAGCCTGTCTGTGTTCTGCTTGTCCTGGGCCTGTAGGCGCGCGCCCTCCTTGCGCTGCTCAAGCGCGACCTTCTGCTGCTCGAGCGCCAGCCGCTGCGCTGCCTGCTGTGCGTCGAGGGCGTCTTTCTGAGCCTTACGCTGGACGTCAGCCTGCTTGATCTGCAGCTCTTGCTGCTGCAGCTGCAACAGGGGATCTTGTGCCTGCTGCTGGGCCTGCTGCTGGGCCTGCTGTTGCTGGTGGATCTGCTGGAGCTGCTGAGCTGCGTCGGCCACGAGGCGGGAGAGCTGCACCTCCATCTCAGGCGGCATGGGCTGGTCAGGCGGCGGCAGGGGCACACCCAGGCGCTCCTCGATCTGCTTGCGGTAGCTGAACCCTAAGTGCTCAGCGACGTGGGCCATCATGGCAGCCTGCATCTGCTGGGCCATGGGGTTCTGCCCGATAGTGGCGCCGACCATGGGGTCCTGTACGAATGTCATGTGGGCGGCGATGTGCGCGTCGTGGTCCTGGTAGATAAACGCTTTGACCGGCTTGCCCACGAGCACCGACATGTTCTCGCTGATGGGGTCCCGCGGCGTCTGGTCCTCGGGCATAGGCACGATCTTGTCCGCGTTCTTGATGCCCAACACCTCGAGCATCTGCCTGTGCAGGTACTGCTGGTCGTATATCTGCGGAGCCTGCTGGGCCATCTGGAGCGCAGCTTGATACTGCACCACCCGCTGGGCCATGGTCGAGCTGTTAGGATCGCTGACCGGGATGACCTCAGTGGTCGCGTAGTCCTCGCGCCGCGCGCGCCTCGGCGCCTTGTTGGGCGAGTAGTCGTAGGACGACGGGGCGTACTCAGCGATGATCGCCTTGAGCAGCTTAAACTCCTGCTTCATCGCGAAGTGCACGCGCGCCTGCACGGCAGCCATGGGCTTCAACGTGCGCTCAAGGATCGCCAGCGTCGTGCCCACCGGCGCGTTAGCCGACATGTCACTTACCTTAAGATCGCTGATCGCACCTAAACGTCGGCCTTCTTCGGTGATCTGGTTGAGCAGGGCCAGCAGGGTCTGGCTGGGCTCTTTGTACGGCAGGGGCATGATGTTGTCGCGGATAGACCCCGAGGGGATATCCACGTCCCTGAACTCTCCGGGTGCGATAGGCGTGTCGTCGCCCTTGATACGCAGCCCGCGTGCCTTCATCCCCCCGGGCAGGTTACTAAGAGTGCCTGCGTCGACCAGCTGACGGATGATCGAAGTGCCCGCTCGCGCGTAGCCGCCGATGATGTGGAGGAGTCCCAAGCCGTAGAACCCAAACCCAATCACGTACGGGTAGTGTACGAAGTGCTGACGCTTGAGCGGGCTGGGGGTGGGGGCGGCGGTCGCTGTGCCTGTTGGCGTGGAGGTAGAGGGTAGGTGGGGCTCCCAGTTACGCCGGATAGACAGGACGGTTTGCGTGGACTTGTCGACCGTGACCACGTACGGGGAGGGCAGATCATTGTCTGCGTTGTCCAGGCCGGGGATGATAAGGTCCGCATGCCCCTCAAACAGCGCGTACCGATTGTCGTCGGTGAGTGAGTAGCCCGAACCCTCGGCCTTTTTCTTCTCGAGGTCGCTGTGGAACGTACGGGGCTCGCCCAGGTCCACGTCCCGATAGAACCCCGACGCCTGGAGCTTCTGCATCTCCATCTTGGTCTTACGCAGCACATGCGTAACCCGCTCCGCGGTTTCCAACGCGGTCGCCCCGTACGGCACAATAATGTCCTCAGCCGGGACCGTGATACTGACCTGCCGGGCAAGGGTGGGGTCAAAGTAGACCTTCTTAAACACGCTGCCCGCCAGCGCAAGATTAAACAGCGCCCGCTCGTGCTCGGTGCGGTACTCCACCATCACGTCGGTCAACTGATAGTTCATATCGTCGCGCACGCGTTCGGCAGCTTTCTCCTTCTCGGGCGTGATCTCGCCAAGGATGAGCGTTTTAACCGGACCGGCAGCAGGGAACGTCTCCTGCATGGTCTCAGCCTGGAACCGAATGGCGGCTTCCGACAAGACGGCGCTATAGACGCCGCAGGCGTCCTCCCAGGGCTCCATCCGCTCCTCATACTTGAAGCCCAGCACCTCCAGCCCTTTTACGTACGTCTCAACCCACTCCTTGCGGCTGTTGATGTCCGCCTCGATCTCATCGAGCAGATCCGAGGCAAGAGAGGACAAGGTACCTTCATCGAGGTGTTCGGCAATATTGGCATCGAAGGGAATCTCCTCCATATCCGAGCCGCCGCTCGAGACGGGGGAGAGGTCGATCTCAACCGACCCGTCCTCGAGCTCAACAACCTCCGCAGGCTCCGTCTCAATCTCAATCGCGATGCCGGAGCCAATCAGGTCGAGCGGGGAGGGCGTGAGCGCCTTATCTACGTTTGTAGCCATGATTTAATCCTTGCAGGTGAATGCGGGACATCAGTAATACCCCCCGCGTCGACGATAAAATACCGGGTCATTGTCCTCGTTATCGGTCCGCAGTGGGAGAAGTCCGCCTTTTCGCACCCGCGCAAGGGCAAGCGTGCAGGCGTCAACCTCGTCGTCGTGCTCTCCGGCAGGGAAGGAGATAATTTCCTCCACAGTTGCCTGGGCCCACGGCGTCTCCGGGAACCAAACATGGCCGGAGGCAAACATATCCGCAACGGCGTTTAGCCGGGCGATCTTGTCCTGTCCCTTGCCCGGGCTGAAGTCCTGCACAAAGATGCCGCTGCGGCGCATCTCGTCAATCAGCGGCTGGCCGCTGGCCTTGGCCTCGACAATGACGCTGTCAGGCTCCCAATCTTGGAACTGCTGCAGGGCCATCTGCTTGAGTTCAGGGAACTCCCACTTGCCTTTAACGCGGTTGAGCAAAATAACATTGGTGGAGTTGTCCTCCTCATTGAAGAACACGCCCCACGTGTGACACACGGAGTAGTCCGACCGATCCTTGGTCGTCAAGGCCGTATCGTAGGATTGGACAATGAAAGATACAGACGGCGGGTTGTCTGCAGTCCACCACTGGATCCACTCCCGCTTGATAATGGCAGACTCCGACGCAGTCGGGTTCTGCATATACTGCGCATTCCACTGCCACAGCACGTGGGCCATCGACGCTTTGGTGCGCAGGAGCGAATCAAGGCTCCATTGCTCAGGCCACAACGATTTCGGCGGGTCGGTCGGGTGATCTACAGGATTATCTGCGTTAAGAATGGCAGGAAACTCAAAAACCTCGTACTGATCGCCCTCTGGATTAAGCGCGGCGTCCTTAATTAGCCGCCCGATGAGGTCCCGCTGGTGCCAACGAGTGTGCAGAATGCAGATTTTGCCGTTAGGCATGAGTCGCGTGCGCAAACCTGCACTAAACCACTCGTACAAAGAATCTAAAGCGTCAAAATTGCCTGTTTTTAGCGCTTGTTCAGACAGCGGATCGTCGACAATGATGAGGTGGGCACCTCGTCCAGCCAAGGCGCCGCCCGTACCGCAGGCAAAGTACTCGCCCCCTTGGGCAGTATTCCATTTCCCCGCGGCTTTTGCGTCGGATGCGATAGAAACTTCTGGGAAAATAGCCCGATATTCGGCGGTTTGCATCAAATTGCGCACTTTGCGCGCCATATCCACAGCCAAATCGGCAGTGTGGGAGGTCACAATGACCTTATGATCGGGGTGGCGACCCAAGTACCATGCAGGGTAGTAGATGGAAATCATCTGAGACTTACCCATACGCGGCGCCATGCTCACGGCAATCCGGTCTTTTTGCCCTTTATCGACATCCATCAGCAGACTGCCGAGGCGCTTGAGGTGGGTGCCGAACTTATAGTTAAGATCGACAGCGCCGATAAACGCTAGAAAGTCATTCTGGCATAGAGACATCCGTTTCCGGCCCTCTAGCTCTTCCAGCAGGGCAAGGAGCTCTGCTTTTTCAGACGGATTCAGCGTCGATAGATCCATCAAACACCGTTTCTATGGGCTCGTTACGGAGATGTGCAGGGTGCGGCATAGGCAGGGTCTCGCCATCTACCACTTTAGACAGCCGCTCACGGAGCATCTGCTCCAGCTCCTCGGTCGGCCGATGCCTTAGCGTAATCTCGGCTTTCTCTGTGAACAGGCCGACATCACTGATCTTGCCTAAAAGCTCCAGGGCCTTGATCCGGACCCGGGGGTCAGAGCTGGACGTCTCGTAGATTAACTTATTAGTAATGTATGTACGCAGCTGACTGGCAGATTCTATTACTTGCTTATCATATTCAGATAGTAGCGCCTTAAGGTGCACGACCGTTCCAGGGCTGGACAGGTCCACCTCGTTTGCCGTCTCCGTCCCCATGAACACCGACCGGGCCTTAACGATGTCCGTTTCGCTAACCTGCACATCCGCTTCTAAATCAGTCAGCGCAGAAAAGGCAGCATCGACTCGAGCCTGCAACGTCTCAAACGTTGGCTCGTACTCGGCAAACTCAATGTGAGTATCCACTACGGGTGTATACATGGGCAACCCAAGGCAGGGTGATGGCTTGAATGTAACGTACGGACATAACAACGTCAAATAAATCCTGAGCGAAGTATGTACTGAGTAAACTAGCGTGGGTAAAATTGTACTGAGTAAACCGTCGGCACATTCCGAATTGTACTAAGTAAACTGGCTTGTCCTGAATTGTACTAAGTAAACTGGCCTGACTCGGATTGTACTAAGTAAACTGGCTTGTCCTGAATTGTACTAAGTAAACTAGCTTGTCCTGAATTGTACTAAGAGGTACTGAGTAAACTAGCTTGGCTAAGTGGGTTTAGTGGATATAAAACTCAGCACATAGCGAGCCGGCGGACCCAAACAGCCCTTGGGGGGTACCGGGTAGGGTGGGGTCCGGCCGGGGCCGATTCTAACGTTAGAGCGCGCCCGGTTTGACAAAGCGTCAAGGGTAGCGTATGATTCGTTCATGCGCTGATAACAGCGTGTCCGACACGGGGCGGATCCCCAAGATATTGCAAAGGTCAGACCATGAAAACCAATGACATCATCAAGACGCTTCCCGAATCGATGCTTGAATCCTCACGCGCAAAGCTGGTCAAAATCGGTGAGCAAATTGGAAAGACAATTGAAAAAGCCCACGTATCACGCGCGGCCGTTATCCAGCCCCTGCTCGATCATGCCCGCACCGCGGGTATCGGGCGCAAACCCTTCATCGAGGACGTGTGGTCAAAAGTCTTTCTGCCCGCACGCGATGGGGGCGCGTTCCCCGAATTGGGTGAATCTGCCCTGCGCAATTATAAAACGTCATTAGGGATTGCTTTTGACTACGGTGTTCCGTTTCGCGCGGGCTTGTTTAATGATCCCAAGTATCGCAAGCAAAAGCCCAAGGCCGAAACCGAATCCCTTGAAGTGGGCGAAGGTCTCGCAGCGGATACCAAGGCCGGCAAAAAGCCTAAGCCCGTGCAAACCCTCACCCGCGCGAGCGTAGTAGGCCAAGCGGCCGCGCTGGTGCACGCTCTAACACAAGTCGGGGAAACAGACGCTGCAGAGGAAATACGCGGAGTCTTGCAAGACTATAACCTGTGGGCCATTCCGAAAGCGGTCAACTAATCCTACACAATACACAAGGGGGCATAACATGATTGAAATTCTAAGTCTTTTAATCGAGTGCCGCGAAAGCGGCAATCTGGATCCGGCGCTGCAGGTGCGCATAGACCTTACCGTGCAAGACATACTGCGCGGTTGTGACGGGCTTATGCGCCACGTACTAGAGCGGGAATTCCTGAATGAGGACCCAGAATGCTAACAATCGGACAGGAATTAGGAATCTTGATTCTGGCGGGCTTTGTGGTTGTGTGCTTAGTCGGCCTATTCCTAGAATGGTAACCCCGCCCCGGCAATCGCCGGGGCTTTTTTTCGCCCATCGGGCGAAACGTCATAGTGGTTTTAAGCGAGCGAGCGAGCTGTGGGCGCGTCATAGTGGTTGCGAGCGGGCGGGGGAGGAGTCTAACGTTAGAATGTGCTATGCTACGTATTCATTCAGTATAGGAGGCGCACATGCGCAACAAGTCGTGGCCGTTTAAGCACCTGGACGTTGGCCAGTCCTGCACCATCCCGGCAGACCTCGCAGCCAAGGCGCGCACGTACGTGCACACGTACGGCACGCAGACGCGCAAGCGATTCTCATGCAAGACGCAGCCGGACGGCTCGCTCGTGGTGACGCGCACAGACCGCAAGGGCGTGGAGCTGATTCTAACGTTAGAGGAGTTCGAGCTGCTGGCTCACAACTTCACCAAGGCCCGCATACGCGAGATTGCACCTATGCTCGCAAAGCCGTTCAGGGTCGAGCGCACAGGCGACTATGTAACACTAATAGCGCGCGTCGAGCAGGACGCTCCGTAACGCGGCGCGTTACGATGTTACGCAAATCATAATAGAAGGGTACGAGCTCGAAATAACTTAGTATGCTATTTAATACCCCCCTGCTAAGTGGCTGATTCGGCAGGGGGAATAGTAAGAAAAGTTCTATAAATAAATAAAACATTATAGTTATGTTATGTTGTTACGTCAGTTTTTATGAAAGCCGAAAAGCCTTAAGGGGGGTTAGGGAAGGCGCCTGCGCGTATTCTTGCTCAAAAGGTCTTTTTCGCTCTCTCTCTTTTTAAATAACGCATAACACACCACACCCTTTGATTTTAAAGGACTTTTCTGTTACGTCAATTTATACAAACGTAACAAGCGTTGATCCAGAACGACTTTTCTGTTACGTGTTTCATCCATATGCTATACCATTTCTCCCTCGCAAGCCGTTGATTTAAGGCCGATAGTTTGTTACGTTTTCACTTTTTCGTTTTTTCCCCTCCTCTGCATTTTCCGCCCATTTATACACTCTTGACAACCCGTATTGTCTGTGTTATACTATATGCTTGTATATACACTCTAAGGTTTTTTACATATGGACAATCTAATATTAGAAGTATTTCCGAGCCGCAATGGCGTGCCCTTGCCTATCCTATATATAAATGGTGTGCGCTATGTACGTATGCCCAACAAACTCATGCCTCTATTAGATGCTATAGAGGCTATTCGTGAGGGTCGGTACAAGCGACCGCCCGCAGCCCCCGATAGAACTGCACAACTCCGGCATTTAACAACGGTCGGCGGTATGACATACGCCGAAGCAGGTGCGCAGTTTGGTATTTCTCGGCAGCGGGTCCACCAGCTGTTGCGAGAGGCTGAGCTTGACAAAGAGTAAAATATATGCTATAATGTATATACGCTGGTAACTCACCTCCAGCTAGCCCCCCTTCTAACGTTAGAGGCCCACCATGCTACCTACGCGAAACCCCATCTGCACTGACTGCGGTATCAATCGCCTTCAACATGCTCGTGCCAATCTCGGATACACCGTGTGTATGTCCTGCGGTGAGCGTGCTGCCCGTGCCCGCAAGCACACGATTGCCCCTCTATCTAAGTCTAATTATGTATTGATCACGGACCCCGCCATGCTCTGCCAACTAAACCCCAAGAGGAGCTAATTGTGAAAATTACACCTGAGCATCTTGCCCATCTACGCGCCGAATTGGAACGTGTGATTGCCCAAACTGGGCGGGAGCGTATTGCCGCCTACAAAGACCGCTTGCGACAAAACCCCGCCGTAAAAAATGTGGATAAACGACTGATGTGGGATTTATTCAACGGGGCACAGCTGCATCTGTTCGCCTGCTCCACGCTGTACGCCTACCTGAACGACGCCCATATCGACACAGCTCTGCGCTACTTGGCAAAAGAGTTGCGCGTTTAGTTTCTAACGTTAGAGGCCAATCATGACTTTCTTCGAGACTCTGTATAAGCATCTGCAAACTCACAAGTACAAGCGCGGCCGGTTCGAGGGGGACGCGCCGCTTGAGCGCCGCGGCGCCACTCACAAGCGTGTCCGGTACAACTCAAGGGACGACACGATGGAGGTGTATGTCTATCGGTCGGTGCTGGTGTCAGCTGCACGTGACGGCACGTTTCGGCTGTTTAACCGGGGCTGGTCTACGCAGGTGACTCGCGACGCGCTCAGCGTTGCTCTGCACATGTATGCCCGCACCCAGCACGCCACTTTCCGACTCTCGGTCGGGGCTACGACTCATCGGGGGGTGTCGCAGTGGGTGCTGTACACGAGCGCCGGCACGTTCTGTTTTTATGATGGGGTGCAGGTAGCAGCCAGCGGCACACCGCTGGAGCCTGTGCCTTTCAAGCGGCGGGCTATCAACCGCGAGCGGTCCTCTGCCTTTTCTAAGGATCCCACGATCAAGGAGTTTTTCCATACCCTGCCTGTCCTGCACGCAGCGTTGCCGGATAGTAGGCCGGTGCACCTGTCGCGAGGCTATTCGTTGTATGCCGGCAGCCTGCGCGAAGCCCTGCAGGACCCGGTCAACTGGCCGCTCATCGTGGAGGTGTTCGGGTATCACCAGAAATGGCAGCTGAGCCACAAGATTGACGACCCGCGCACCGTTGCCCGAGACATACGCACGTCTGCCAAGGGGGACATGTACGAGACCATCGACACGGACTACGTCACGCTGCCGCCGGTCCTCCCCCGTGCCGCCCCAGCCCACACTACCACTATCTAACGTTAGAGGCCCATCATGACTGCTATCAACCTTGCCCAAGCGGTGACCCTTATCCGGACCTGCGGGCACACTAATACTATCCTCCTGCGGGGCCAGCCTGGCATCGGCAAGTCGAGCATCCTGCACACCCTTGCCCGGCACATGCCGGACTATCACCCGTGCTATGTCGACTGCGCTAACCTGGACCTGGGCGACCTGGGCCTGCCTGTGATTAACCGGGACACCGCCACGCCCACTACGTCATACGCGCCAAGCACTCGGTTTGGTGTGCACCAGCCACGGCCTGTGCTTCTAATGTTAGATGAGCTGGGTAAGGCGCCACGGCCTGTGCTCAACATGTTGCTGCCTGTCATCCTTGAGCGTCGGTTGGGCGACCACCTCCTGCCCGTTGGCAGTATCGTGTTCGCTACGACTAACCTGGACACTGACGGGGTGGGGGACAACATACCTGCCCACGTGTACAACCGCATGACAGTTATACCGCTGGCCAACCCGACGTCAGGCGAGTGGCTGCAGTGGGCTCAGGACAACAACGTGGCTGCGGAGGTCTGCGCGTTCGCGGAGCAGTACTCTCAGGTGTTCGAGTGTTACGCAAACAACCCCGACACCAAGAACCCGTACATATTTAACCCTCGCACTGGCAACGTGCGTGCGTTCTGTAGCCCTCGCAGCCTGGCCCATGCCTCTCACATCGTCCGGCACCGCCATGCGCTAGGTGAGGCGACACTACCTGCGCTCATCGGCACCTTGGGTGAGAGCGCCGCTCGGGACATGGACGCCCTGCTGCGTGTGTCCGACAAGCTGCCGCCGGTGCGCACTATCCTGGACAGTCCTGCGCTTGCGCCACTGCCCAAGGACACAGCGGGTTACTTTATCTTGGCGTTTCAGTTAGTGGCGGAGGCGCGGGCGGACACCCTGGACGCCATCATGGCCTACGTCAACAGGTGGGACGCGTTCGAGGCAACGGCTGTGTTCGTCACGTCACTAGCAGGTGACCGCACCAAGGCCCCCATGGGCTGCGCCAACGCGGCGTTCCGCAAGAAAGCCGCTGAGCTTGGCAAACTATTCTGAGGAGACTGACATGCACATACACAAGTTGTTTCTGTTCGCCATCGACACTATCAAAGGCGAGTATCCCGAGGAGCAGTGGCCGTACTACAAGGTGCCGGAGCTGGAGCGCGCGGCCGCCGACCTGCACACCCTGCTCGCTGCACTTAAGAGCATGACTGACGCGTATCAACAGCACTTCGACGTTATGCCAGTGGCTTGGCAGACTTTCGAAAACATCGCCCGTGAGGCGATACGCAGAGCGGAGGGTATATGAGAACAAGTGAACTGACAGGCGCCGCCCTTGATTGGGCGGTGGCGAAAGCAATCGGCGAGTACAAACCCACCGCAGTGCCTAGATATTCGACCGACTGGGCACAAGGCGGGCCGATCATCGAACAGGAAAAGATTGCAGTGATTTATGAGCCTTCACTGCTTTACGACGATTCATGCCGTTGGAAAGCACTTGCTGCAATGAGCAACAGAGAACATGAATACGGACCCACCCCCCTAATCGCAGCAATGCGCTGCTACGTCGCCAGCAAACTGGGTGACGAAGTTGAACTACCGGAGGGCCTTGCTGATGGACGCTAAAGTATCCGAGCTGGTTAAGAATGTGAATGACCTGGTGGGCTCTTACCGGGCGCGGGATGAGACGTTCAGAGAGTTACTGATATTGATCCTGCAGCATCTCAAGGACCCGCGGCACCAGCCAGACCGTAGGAAGCTGCTCATTGAGATGTTGGAGCAGTACGTAGCCCGTCAAAACCCCCCTGTATAGGGCGAAAGGAGATACACCATGCTCACTGCTTGCGATTGCCTGTGTTACTGCGGAGACGACCCCGGTATAGACAGAGGTACCGTACAGCCGTGCCCGAACTTTCTTGAGTCGGCCAGACGTCGGCGGTTGACTGACGCTGCGCCGGACTTGTTGGCTGCACTACTACTGATGGAGGAGATGTTCAGAGGACACGAGGACACTGCGCAGGATGTGTTCATCAAGGCTCGCGCTGCTATCAACAAAGCTACTTCACGGAGGCAATGATGCTAATGCTAGGGATCGAGAACGGACGGACGTGCGTTAAGTTTTTCAAGGATTGGAACCCGGCGTGGCTCGGGCGGGGGTATACACCCAAGCCACCTGCGCCAGTGCGGACCTACGACTACTACGCCATTCAGAGGGCACTACTGCGGGGTAAGAAACGTGTTTAACCAAGACACTGTCACCAAGGATGAGATAAATGCCCGGATCGACGAGCTGGCTGACGAGCGCGACTCGTTTATGGCGGAGACTGGGCTCGATGAGATCGAGGACTCCGACGCATGGGAGGAGGCCATCGAGGTATGGGAGAAGAACCAGCCCGAGGGTATCGAGCTGCGCATGCTGCTGGACATCGTCGAGGAGATAGGCGACGCGGACTACCTCGTTGCAGGCGGGCACTGGGAGGACTACGTGCAGCAGATGCTTGAGGACTGCGGCGACATACCTAGTAACTTGCCCTGGTACGTCGTGGTGGACTGGGAGCAGACCGCCAAGAACGTAGCCAGCGACTACAGCATCATCGAGATAGCAGGTGAGGACTGGTACTACCGATTCTAACGTTAGACACCACTAAGCCACCCTTAACAGGAAGGAACGACGATGAATACAACGGACAGGTTCAACAAGGCGCGTATCTCTATCATGCGGCACCCGAGGTTCTGCCGGTACAGCGGGGTCATGGCATGCGGGACCACCAAGCTGACCACCGACGTGCGGACAGCCTGCACGGACGGGTGGAACACGTACTTTAACCCGGAGTTTTTCAAAGATTTCACGGACCCTCAGCTGCGCCTGCTCATCCTGCACGAGCAGCAGCACAAGGCGTACCGGCACAACGTGGTGTGGCGCACACTGTGGAGAGAGGACTCGCGGCTGGCTAACATCGCCGCCGACCACTTCGTGAATCTATCGCTGATCGAGATGGACAACGGCGAGGGGTTTCTGTCCATGCCAGCTGTCGGCGTGCAGCCCGACCCGCAGTACCACGGCTGGTCAGTGATCCAGATATACAAGCACCTCAAGGAGAACCCCCCGCCCGATGCCGGTGGGCTCGATGACCACGACTGGGAGGCTGTGGACGGCGACCCGTCCGACGCTCAAGCCCAGCAGGAGCTCGACCAGGTCCGGCTGCGGCAGATAGACCAGGCGCTACGCCAAGGTGAGATACTTGCCAAGCGCCGGGCGCAGGCCCTCGGGCTGACTGCGGACCTGGGGTTCGACGGCTTGCTGCACCCCAAGGTCGACTGGCGCAGGGCACTGCGTGAGTTCGTGAGCGAGCACTGCGCAGGCACCGACGAGTCTACGTGGCGTCGGCCTAGCAGACGGTACTTGGCGCATGACATCTATATGCCGTCCATGCAGGGCACTACTATGACGCGCTTGGCTGTCGTGCTGGACACGAGCGGCTCGTGCTTTAACTCGACTGAAGCGACGCGGTTCGTCTCGGAGCTGGCTGCCATTATCGAGCAGGTTAACCCCGCTACTATTGACGTGCTGTACGTGGACACCCAGGTGGCCTCCCACCAGACATTCGAGAACGGGCAGTTTGCCGTGGCCGAGCTCAAGCCCCGCGGAGGCGGAGGCACCGACCTGCCTGTAGCGTTCGATTACCTGCTCAAGCACCAGATCAAGCCCGACGCCTGTGTAGTGCTGACTGACGGCGAGACTCCGTTCGGCCAGCCCCCTGGCTACCCTGTGCTGTGGGCCGTAACTTCTAACGTTAGAAGCCCTCACGGCACGACGGTGTACATCGGAGACTGACATGGACAACGCATGGGACGACTTGCCCAACGCCAAGCATATTGACCGGGTGCTGGCACGCGGACGAGCTAAACCGGCAGAGTGGGCCGCTATGCGGCTGGCTGCTCGGACGCCTGAGTGGGGCGCAGCTTGGGAGGCTTCTTGGGATGCGGCTTCTGGGGCTTCTTGGGATGCGGCTCACGGTATATCTCGCGGCGACATTTGGGATGCGGTTTGGCATGGCTCGAGAGGTGTTGGTATGGGAGCCGTGGCGCTAGTCTCATGGGATGACTGTGCTTACATCCTTGACCTGCATCCAGACGCGGTTCGCCTGCTGAAGGCCGTTGGCAATCCCGCCGCAGTCCTGCTACTGCCAGCCGTTATCGCTATGTACGAAGGGGACTGACATGGACAACGCATGGGACGACTTGCCCAACGCCAAGCATATTGACCGGGTGCTGGCACACGCTCAAGCGCACCTTAACAAGTGGCAGCGGGCGGCGTACAACGTACCCGTGGAGGTGCGAGCGAATGCACTGAATGACTTTCGCGATCAGTTGTTTGATTCCGAGCGAGTAGATCAGTGCGACGCTGCCCGAGGCGCCGCTACGGAGTGGCTGCCTTCAGATCGTCTCGCGGTGAAAGAGTTTGTTAGAACGGCGGTCACCGCACTGGCCGCGGACGACGACTGTGCCTACATGCTCGACACGCCGCCGACCGTCGTGCGACTGCTGGCAGCTACGGGCAACAACGCAGCTGTTCTGCTGTTGCCAGCCGTTATCGCTATGTACGAAGGGGACTGACATGCTGAGCTGGGAGCGAGCGTGGCGCCCACTGCCTAACTCGGAGTATATCCAGCGGCTGTTCCAGCATGCTCGGGATAACCCGCAACGGTGGCGGTTTATGTTCCCGCCGAACCTTGAGTGGGCGGAGACGCTGCGACTGATACATGAGCTGCACCGAGACACGGCGCTGGAGGAGGTGTGGCGGATAGCGAGGCGGCTGCGGTCTAGCCACCCGGCCCTGGCCACAGCGGCGACCACGCTCCTGGCGTGGGACGACGTGGGGTACATGATGGACACTCCGCCTGACGCCGTGAAGTTAATGGCAGAGCTGGACATCCCCGCTGCGTCATTGATGTACGAGGTATCACGCGAATTTAACCAAGGAGCCGACGATGGAGATGACAGTACACGAGCTGAAGGAGCATGACTACAAACGCTACCTTGAGGAGTACTGGAAATGGACCAGTTACATACCGGATGATTGGTGGTACCCAGTGTGGGACACATTCGTAGACGAAACTAAGATTCTTGGGCTGCACAGACTCAACAAGCCAACTTTTAATCTAGCGCACACGCAAGCGGCGTTCGCCGGGCGTGCGAGCTTGGCGCCGATCATGGAGCGGCTTGGGCTGCACGAGAAGTGCTATCCGTTGTATCTGGCCGTGGTCGAGGACGGCAGCTACGCGTCGCTCAGTACAACGCACCGCGGGAACATAGACTTCGAGCTACAGGAAAGCACGCTTTACACCAATCCGCTCGGTGTGTTTGCGGACATGCCGCTAGATGATTGGGTCGAGATGTTGAAGGAGATGTGGGTGCAGCACGACCCTTACGAAGCCGCTAAGCCATTCATACGTGACCTGTGTAGTGATCTAGCACGTCAACTTGAGGAAGCCTACGAGTGGGAAACATCTGAAGAACAGTTCATGGACTCTTGTGACGCTAACGAAGTAACTTTCGAGGTAGACGACGATGAAATTTAAAGTAGAGATAAGTGGTACGAACGTCATTCTGTCGTACGAGCAGCTGGATCTGCTTGCGCAAGCGTTGTCAGGCAGCGAGCGCGTCGAAGAGAAATGGGTTGGGGACCGGTCTGGGCCCAACAAGTCCAACTACGTCAGGCTTATCCGTCCGTACCTCCCAGGGGACCTGCTGCGTGCGCAGTGCGTTACCGACGATGAGTACGGCGCGCTATCGCTCGTCACCAAGCTGGAGGACGAGAAGAATGGAGCCAGTTGAGTGCCGGTATGCAGAGAACGCCGGGCGCTACTGGTTTACCGCCTACGGCCCGTGTGCAGTAGATGACCATGAAGCGGCAGTGCCAGAGCGCCCTGACTGGCTGACAAATATTGTTACTATCGCGACCGTTGGGGAGTATTTCCTGATGGTGTCGGATCCTCCCCCCGAACGGGTGCTGTGGTTCAGTATCGACGAGAACTGCAGCTTGGTGAAATTTGTCGTGCACCAGGATAGATGACAAAGTTTTGTAGCAACTGTATGAAAACCCGGCCCATAGACAGCGGGGACTGGGTAAAGACTGCCGCCGGCAGGCGATGGCGGTGCGCCCTTTGTACCGCTCGAGTAAAGGCTCGAAGCGGGGCTTATCAACCTGAAAGGACTCAAGATGAATCTGGAGTTGGTGATGAAGGCACTAAAGGCAGCTGACAGTATCCTCGGTATCGCTGTGCATTCCGGAGCCCACTTACAGACCGCAGCCGGGAGAGAAGATGCCAGCCACGCCCGCGAGCTTGTCAAAGCCGCACTTAGTCAGTTCACACCCCCACCCAAGGAGCAAGCATGAACGTGCAACCTAATCAACAAGCCACATTGCCATCTGAACAAATTAAGCGTTTGACCTATGGCGAGCTGAAACAAGAAAACGAAAGCCTTCAGGCCCGAGTAACTAACCTGCAAGGCACCGTCGATTATCAGCACGCCGTCATCATCAACCAGCAACCGACGATGGCCCATCTTCAGTGGGAGGCGTCCAAATGGCAGCACTACAAGCGGATCCTGGAAGCCAAGGAAGGAAAGTCAGCAGTGGCGGAAGCTGAGAGCCTTGTTCAACAACGGATGGCGGGATTGATATGAGTCTTGATGCCATGAAGCAAGCACTTGCGGCGTTGGAATGGAATTTGCCGGTTATTGAGGATTACGGAGTCAAAGCCCAACTGCACCAACAACACAAAGCCATTGATGCCCTCCGCGCCGCGATAGCTGAGGCAGCGATGCAGCGGCTTACGGATGTGCAGCAGGAGATGGAGCAGAGGCCAGCCATTTATCCAGAAGAAGCGCGCGAGCTTGGGCTGGAAGAAATTCCGTACTACACCCACCCCCCTCGCCGCGAGTGGGTTGGGCTAACTGAAGACGACCTGAACTTTTGGTCTGAGGAGCTTGGCTTGGACGAGTTAGGCAAGGGCGTATTGCGGGCGGTGGACGCGCATCTGAAGGAGCAAAACTCGTGAGCATCGAAGCTATGAAGATGGCATTGGAGGCGCTGGAATTAACCGCTGACCGCATGCAAAAACAACGTGACGCCGTCACCGCCCTCCGTGCCGCGATAGCTGAGGCAGAAAAACAGGAGCCGGTCGCCTACGTAACAGGCTACTACGACGGGCATCTCGTCGTGAGGCCGATAGAGCACGTTGTGCTGCCTACTGGCATGGCGTTATACACCCACCCACCCCGCCGCGAGTGGGTTGGGCTGACGGATGAGGAGATTGCGAAAACGGCTGACGCAATGCTGGCTTGCCAGATTGAAAGCTACGAAACCAGCGGAGTCTACGACTTTGCCCGCGCCATTGAAGCCAAGTTAAAGGAGAAGAACCCGTGATTAGTTGGCTAATGGATAAGTGGTGCAGTTGGTTCCACGGCGGGGACATAAAACGGGATTGCTACGGGCGCATCAACTGGCAATGCCGCGAATGCGGCAGGTGGGGTGTACCTGTTGATGCACAAACAGAGCGGCTGATGATTGAAAGAGACATTGCTGCAAAGCTTAAGGAGCGCAACACATGACAGAAAACAGTGAGATTTGTCGCATTAACGCAGATGGCACCACAACCTATCACTGGGACAACATTGAAACGGCAGCACAGAGATGGCAACCGGGGTGCGACGACATTTCGGTTTACGTATCAAAGCTACTCCTGCCGTTGCGTCCAAATCTTGAGTGGGTTGGGCTGACGGCAGACGACCTGCGTGAGCCAAAAAACGGAAAGAATTGGCGGGTCGAATGGTGGAATGAGTCGTGCCGCATGATGCTGCCAAGTGACATGAGGATTGATGCTTTCCAGTCCTACAACAATGGGACGCTTCAATTCACGATCAAACGGAATCCGCAAGCCATCGAAGCCAAGCTGAAGGAGAAGAACTCGTGAGTAAAGTCATTCCATTTACCGGCATTACCAAACTTGATTTGCCGCCAGATGCAATTCTTGAGTCAGCTATCGGGCAACTGGAAGGCGTGGCGATTATGGGTTGGACACCTGATGGCGAAGAATATTTCGCGTCATCTTACGCAGATGGTGGGACGGTTCTCTGGTTGCTTGAGCGCATGAAGCTCAGACTACTTCAGGTGGAAGCATGACGTGCGATGAGTGTGGCAAAAGCAAGCAGGACGGATGGGCGCTTTATTGTGTGTCGTGTCTGGAAAAGCCGTGGGTTGGGCTGGCAAAGAACGACGTTATCAAAGCGATGCGAGAGTCTGGCATGAGTTTTCATCTTGGTATGTCGCATGAGGTTGTGATTTACCAATTGACTCGGTTTGCTAACACCCTCGGTGATTTGATGAAGGAGAAGAACGCGTGAGTATAGAAGCAATGAAGCAAGCGCTTGAGGCGCTGACTTGCTCGGACGAGCACGACGACCCCGGCCATCGTTGTTCGCACTGCGATGACTACGTTGATCGCAACGGCCCTGTGCGCGCAGCCCTCCGCGCCGCGATAACTGAGGCTGCCATGCAGCAGCTTACGGATGTGCAGCAAGCGATTGAGACTGCTGTGGCGGATCAAGCCATCTACGGCATGGGCATCACACTAGGCGGGAAACGGATTGATCCTGCGTCGATATACAAGGAGCCGTTTCCAGAAAAGATATGGGAAGTTGTCCCACCCCGCCGCGAGTGGGCTGGGCTGACGGATGAGGAGATAAAAGAAATCATCGGGCCGTGGGGCGATACGCCCATCAAAGGCTACACCCGCAAGCTGTTCGACCAGATCGAAGCCAAGTTGAAGGAGAAGAACTCGTGAGTATAGAAGCAATGAAGATGGCGCTTGAGGCGTTGGACAGCAAGCATGATATGTCCAAAGCTGAATGGCGCGTACTTCAATATCGCGCTTTTAACGCCCTCCGCGCTGCGATAGCTGAGGCATCCGGACAGGATGTGCAGCAGGAGATGGACTGCTACGGCGACGGCAACGTCTACCGCGGGCAGCGTAGTGCCGACAGCCAGATACAGACGATTCTCGTGCCACCCCGCCGCGAGTGGGCTGGACTGACGGATGAGGATGTAATGGTCGCTGCGTATCAGGCTGGGTTTGACATTCACGAGGATTACGACAACGACGACGACCCAAAGGAAATGCACTGGTGGACGCCAGATGGCGAGGTGTGTGACGACTCATTGTTGAAGTTGCGCGACATCATCGAAGCCAAGTTGAAGGAGAAGAACGCGTGAGTATTGAAGCGATGAAACAGGCGCTTGAGGCGTTGAACAAATCGCATCCTTATTCCAACTCAGATAAGGACTTGGACGCACATTCAGAAGTCATTGTCACCCTCCGCTCTGCGATAGCTGAGGCAGAGAAGCAGGAGCCGGTGGCGAATGATCGGACGATGACTGTGGTTTATCGCAACGTTACGCCAGACGATGCCCGATCTCTTATGTCGCATCCAATGGCGGTTTGGTTTGGATGGTGCCATGCGCCTTATGAGCGCGACCACGCTCGCAGTTTGCTTGACATGGCCGCCGCACCCTCCCGCGAGTGGATTGGGCTGACGGATGAGGAGATTGAAGACCTGTACTTTGATGGATTCAGCATGAGCCAGTTGCATGAATTTGCCCGCGCCATCGAAGTCAAGTTGAAGGAGAAGAACGATGACAAGTGATTGTTTTGAGTTGCTGGCAATAGTCGGAGTTGGTTTGTTCGGTGGGCTGATTAGCTGGGCGATATTGAAATGGGAGAAAAACGTTGGATGAGCCGATTCTGTACCGTTTTGGCGTGTGGCTATGCAAGAAGATCAACCACCCATTCCCGCGTGCGGCATGGATTTACGACGGCTATTACCATCGTGATTGCCGGTGGTGCGGGCGGATTGTGAGTGAGCCGTTGAAGGAGAAGAACTCGTGAGCGAAACCATCAAAACCAAATACAAAGCCAGCATCCCAGGCAAGAGCAGCATTGAGATTGAACACGGGACGCTGCCGCTAGACCTTCACAAGATGATCGTGTGGATTATGGTTATGCCAGAGGAAGCAAAAGCGCTGTTGCCTGAGTATGAGCGGCTGAGGGGAGAGAAATGAAGCGCGATGAAATTATTCGCATGGCCCGACAAGCCGGCGCAGAACGAAGCTGCATCAATGACGAAGTGTGGATGCTGGCGTTGGCTGAGACTGGGTTTGAGAAGTTTGCTGAACTAGCCTTTGCCGCTGGCGCTGCTGCCGAGCGCGAGCACAGGGCGTTTGAAATTGCCGAATGTTATCGGTGCGGGTGGGATGGCGGCGTAAAGGCCGAGCGCGAGGAGTGTCTGAAGTTGGCTACCGAGCCAGGACGAAACAAAGCGGGCGTAGCAGCCGCCATCCGCGCAAGGGGAGCGAAATGACCACGAGAGAAATGATTGAGAGATGGTTTGACAGTGGCGTAGAGCAAAGCAAGCGGCACATGGTCATCGTGTGCGACACGTTCGACCATGAGGACTACCCGGTGTTCACGGACACGGATCAGGACTGCATTACCATGGTCAAGGCTCCGGGGGATATGCAACGCATCATGGAGGTGTACGACTTGCGGTTGGACAAGCAAACGCAACTAAACGCTAAGCGATGCTGGAGCCTTCCGAACACGGCCGTAACATCAAGTTGCGCCAGCGCTATCCCAGCAAGGGAAGAGAAATGAACCGTGACGACATTACCCGCATGGCGCGGGAGGCTGGATTTGTTGGCTTTGATGGAGACAACGGATCGCTGCGCCGTTTCGCCGCCCTTGTCGCCGCTGCCGAGCGCGAGGCGTGTGTTCAGTGGCTTGAAGAAGAAGGCTGGTTAAAGTGCGCTGAGGATCTTAGGAAAAAATGAAAACACCAAAGCGAACACATGCCCGCGATATGGGCGAGAAACTGGCGCAGCTATGGGAGCGTACCAACTACACGCAGCGCGAGCGCGGTGAGCCTGGATTTACGCTTCAGTGGATGCTTGCTGATGCTTGGCTGAAAGGTTTTGAGGCAGGCCGGCGTGATGAGAAGCAGAGGAGTAAAGAGAAATGAACAAGCTACCGCATTGGATGCAGTGGATCTTGCACCTATGCACCATAACCGGGCTTACCGTTTGGGTGCTGTTGCTGGGTGAGATTATTGATAAATTTTTGTGGGGGACGAGATGACTACTGCCGTTTTACTGCCGCGCGACCAGATCGCTACCCAGGCGATGCAAGCGATTCTGAGTAACCCTGAGCTGTTCATGCAGACCCGTCTGGATGAGGCGCTGGGCAAGACTGCGCAGGCCCGTGTTGCCACGCTGGCGTACCGTTACGCCGACGCCATGATTGAAGCCCGTAATAAGTAACTAAACCAGGAGATGAACCATGAAGAAGTTGTTACCACTAATGCTCTTTCTGCCCGCTGTGGCGTCGGCCGACCCTTCAGAGTGGGCGTTCACGATTAACAAGACCGGATACGTCATGCTGCCCGCCACTCTGCACAACACCGTGCCAAAAGGCCCCGCGGTGCTCAGTGCGTTGTGGGAGGTTGGGTCAGACGAGTTTAGCGACAGGTGGCAGGTGACTGCTAAAGGCTGCAGGCAGACCTTCGGCAACGTCGAGATCAAGTCCGCCCGCGGGACTTCGACTTATCAGTGGGTGTGGGAGGGTCCGAGGGCATATGACCAGCTCGCCACGAAGATGTGCTTCCACCACGCCGTTACCTTGGGGGAAGGGGATAAGAAATAAAAAAGTACGGCCCGATTTTGCCTGGAGGCTCCAATGTCACTGCGCCCGACCCTTCCGCCGTCCCTGTACCGCCAGCTGTTGATAGTGCCGCTGGATGAGTCGCCTAAAAAGCAGGTCAGCTTTAGCGATCTCAATCCAGTTAAGACGTTTTATAAGCATCATCCCCCGTCAGAGGTTTCTGACAAGCCCATCGTGCAACAGGCAATCGAGCATATCCGTTTTCTTGAGCGCAAGATTGCTCGACTTGAATCGACTATAGAGAGAGGTACCGCACCCGTGAATATCTATCCGCCCGAGTCCACTGGAACCTTTGTAACCCCTCGGACTTCCATGACCCCGTCTACCCCTGGCACCGCGCGCTCGGTAAATGCTCCGGAGCAGTGGGCCGCTAATGATGTGTATACTGCCCATCCGCCAGCCAACGTGCGTGAGGCGATAGCAGCGTCGAGTGTAATAACTCCGTACAGCGTAGTGCCCGCGCCGCGCACCCGCCCGCGAGTTGTGCGGCCCCCTCGGATAGAGGAGCCCGCGGCGCCTCCAGCCAGTAAGCTCAAGCGGTTTCTTTCTACAGCTTCGGCGCTGTGCTTTATGTTCGGCGTGCCGTTAGGGATAGTGTCTATGGTAGGGCTTGGCCCGGCCGGGCTGGCACTTGCTGGCGGGGCCGTTGCACTGTCTATCGGTTTGTTCTGGCTGAGTGGTAAGGTCCAATAATTATTTGAGATGCGCAAACGAAGCCGATATAAACCAAGACCCGTACTTGTAGATCCAATCGGGTATGTAGTTGAAAGCGTAACTCCGCTAGCTAGCCATAACCCGCACGTTCTTACGTTGAAGATAAAAACCCATGCGTCCATGGTTTCGTTGGCGCAGGGGCAAGCAACTAAAGAGGACTTCAACCGGCTGATATCGGCAGCCAACGTTGTCGAGGCTTTGTACTTGATGGGATTTGGTACTGAGTACAAAGCCGAGATGGACGCTGGGCAAGCTGCGCTTATTGAAGTGGCTCAACGGCAGCACAAGCTGGGTAAGTTTGTGCTGAAAGCCGACGAACTGCAGGCGCTTAACTTGCTCATGGAGCTGCACGATGCGCAGCTGGAAGTCATCACCGTCAAAGACTTGGAACGTGCGATCAAGCTAGTGGAACGCGAGCGTGCCGCAGGCCGCACTAAAGATTTAGTTTAACGTTACAGGAGTAGTACATGAATGCTAAAGACCGCGTCAGACAAGCGCTAGAAAAGAACCCCGACTTGTCCGTGGCCAAGCTGGCACAGAAGCTTAAGATATCGCGAGTAACGGTCTACGCCGCGAAGCGCGCGCTGGCGCAAGACACGGTGCCGGACGCGCCCACACCCGCACCCACACTACCTTCAGTCGACACCCGGCAGGTTGGCGGAGATCACTACACGCGGCTTGCCATCCAGCCCTGGGAGATCATCGAGCGTAACGGCATGGGGTTCTTTGATGGTAGCGCGCTGGCGTACATCATGCGCTTTCGTGAGAAGGGCGGGGTGCAGGACCTGGAGAAAGCCCGGCACTATCTGGACAAACTAATCGAGATCGAGAATGGCAACCACGCCAGAGAGTAAGGTCAAGGCTAAAGTCCATGCCAAACTCAAGAAAGCCAACGCGTATGCGGTCAATTACATTGGCGGCCAGTTTGCTAATAACGGCACTCCTGACATTCTGGCCTGCTACCGCAGCCGGTTTGTTGGGATAGAGTGCAAGGCGGGCAAGAACAAACCCACTCAGCTCCAGCTGCGCAACCTTGAGAAGATCGAGGTTGCCGGCGGGCTGGCACTTGTCATCAACGAGTCTAATTTAGACTTGCTGGACAATTTAGACACTGTCCAGTCGAACTGGCGAGAGTTTGGGCGCCCGCTGGCTGATGCCGATACCCCCGACGACTTCTAACGTTAGAAACCAAAATGCCGAAGATCCTGACGCTTGACCTAGAGTCTTATTATGACCGGGAGTTCAGCTTAACCAAGCTTACGACCGAAGCGTACGTGCGCGACCCTCGGTTCGAAGTCATCGGTATAGCCATCAAGCTTAATGACGCTGTGACCCAGTGGTACCCCAAGCCCGAGGTAGCCGCGGCGCTGGCCAACATAGACTGGTCGGACAAGATCGTGGTGTGCCAGAACACCGCGTTCGATGCTGCCATACTGGCGTGGCACTACGGCGTGCGGCCGCTGGCCTGGGCGGACACGCTAGGCATGTCCCGCGCGCTCGCCCCGCACGAGAAGTCGCACAGCCTGTCGGCACAAGCTACGCGCTACGGCATCGGGGCCAAGGGCACTGAAGTGCTTAACGCGCTGGGCAAGCACTATGACGATTTCTCGGCTGATGAGCTCGCGCGGTACGCCGAGTACTGCATCAACGACGTCGAGCTCACCTACACGCTGTTCATGCGCTATCTGGGCATGGGCTTCCCTAAGCAGGAGCTCAAGCTTATCGACCTCACCCTGCGTATGTTCGTCGAGCCGCGGTTGGTGCTCGACAGTGATCTGCTGGTGCGGCACCTCCAGGCAGTGCGTGAGCACAAACAGCAGCTGCTCGATGCCGTGCGCGATCAGCTTGTCATGGCAGACCCCGACAACGCTGCGCTTATCTGCTCCGCCGACATCAAGAAGCTCCTCATGTCTAACGACAAGTTCGCCACCCTGCTGCGCGAGCTGGGCGTCGAGCCTCCCATGAAGGTCAGCCCCACCACCGGCAAGCAAGCGTATGCCTTTGCCAAGACTGATGAGGGCTTCAAGGCTCTTGAGGAACACCCCGACGTGCGCGTGCAGGCACTGGTCGCCGCGCGCCTTGGCAACAAGACCACGCTCGAGGAGACTCGCACCGAGCGGTTCATCGGCATGGCCACACGCGGCGCGTTCCCTGTGCCCCTGCGGTACTACGGCGCCCACACTGGCCGGTTCAGCGGGCAGGACTCGGTGAACCTGCAGAACCTGCCCTCCCGCGGGCCGTACGCCAAGGCACTCAAGCGTGCTATCAAGGCGCCCCCTGGCCACATCGTGATCGACTGCGACTCCGCCCAGATCGAGGCCCGCACCCTGGCGTGGCTCGCCGGCCAGGACGATCTCGTGCAAGCTTTCCGAGACAAGCAGGACGTGTACAAGATCATGGCCAGCCACATCTATGGCGTGGCCGCCGACCAGATCGACAAGGCTCAGCGTCAAGTAGGTAAAGTAGTAGTTCTGGGGGCAGGCTACGGCGTTGGCCACGGCAAGCTTAAAGCGTTTCTCAAGTCCATGGCCGGTGTCGAGGTATCTGAGGCCGAGGCCAAGCGCATCATCAACGCATACCGCACAACCTACGCCCGCATCCCGTACCTCTGGGACTCTGCCAGCCGGGCTATCGAGGCGCTGTATGCGGGGCAAGAGATGGTCGTCGATGTGCCGGGGCTTGTGCGTGTTGTGCCGGGCCGGGGGCTCACCCTGCCTAACGGCCTGCACCTACAGTACTCTGAGCTGCGGCGCGAGTACAACGACGAGGGCAAGCCCGAGTGGCGCTACACCTCCAAGGGGCTGCCGTCCCGCGTGTACGGCGGCCTGTGTGTTGAGAATTTTTGCCAGGCTGTCGCCCGGTGTATCGTGGCTGAGCAGATGCTGCGTATCAACCGGCGCTATCCAACGGTGTTGACTGTACATGACTCCGTAGCGTGTGTGGCCCCGGAGGCCGAGGCTGAGCAAGCGATGGCGTATGTCATCGAGTCTATGTCGTGGAACCCGAAGTGGGCAGTCGGGTTGCCGCTGTCATGCGAAGCGGGTTATGGTGGGTCTTACGGGGATTGTTAGGTTAAACTGGGCTCCATACTAAGGAACCCACATGAAGCTCGCTCATTCTTACTCAGCAGTTAAAGATTTCGAGGGGTGCCCGCGGCGTTATCACGAGGTGCGCATCCTCAAGAAGTTTAAATCTCAAGACACCGAGGCCACGCTGTACGGCACAGCCGTGCACAAAGCTTTCGAAGAATACATCCGGGACGGCAAGCCCCTGCCCGAGCAGTTCCAAGCGTTCGAGCCGTACGTCGCGCCGCTTAAGTCTATTAAGGGCACGCTGCTGTGCGAGCAAAAACTTGGCATCCGCAAGGACTTCAGCCCATGCGATTTCTTTGATGCCGACGTATGGTTTCGGGGCGTGCCTGACTTCTTGGCGCTCCACAAGAGTCGTGCAAGAGTCGCGGATTACAAAACCGGCAAGTCTGCTCGGTTTGCAGATCCCGACCAGCTCGAGCTCATGGCGGCTATGGTGATGGCGCACTACCCTGAGATAACGCGCGTCTCCGGACTGCTGTTATTTGTTGTGGCGCGGGATGTAGTAAAGACAGAATTTTCGCGTGATATGTTGCCTACCATCTGGTCAAAGTGGGCCGGACGCGCTAGCATGATTGAGTCAGCGGTAACGAACGAAGCGTGGGGTGCCAAGCCTTCTCCCTTATGTCGTTTCTGTCCGGTGACTCATGAAGGGTGCGAACACCGATAAGTGTTAGTGGCCCCCAGCCGCAGGTGGGGTAAAACAGCGGCAGATGTAGGCAGGCCAGTCTCGCAAACAGACGTCTCCCCCTGTTGATACATCCGGCCCCCAGCGTTCTGGGGGACCAACACACTGGAGCCGTGATGGCTACAAAACCACGCAACTACAAGCGCGAGTACCAGCTCTACCAGGGCACGCCGGAGCAGCTTAAGAAGCAATCCGAGCGGCACAAGGCTCGCCGCGCGTACGAGAAGGCGCATGGTACGTTGCCGGACAGTATGGATGTCGATCACGTGAAGCCCTTGAGCAAGGGCGGCACTAGCAAACTCAGCAATCTACGGGCTGTGCCCAAGTCGAAAAATCGCAGCTTTGCACGTACCCGTACGAACAAAGTTAAATAACGTCGGTCACAATTAGGGAAGTTGCATGCAGATCGTGGAGAACCGCGCGCTGCTGTTTGTCACGCGCAAAGCGGATCAGATTAAAGCCCTGATCCCGAAGTCTCATATTCTCGAGCGCAAGGGCGCGCTCGCTAAAATCCTCGTCAACTGGGGCCCGGACGAGGTGCAGATACTGCGTAACCTCAAGATCAAAGCCCCGCCGCATCCCATACTGGGCACTTACGAGTGGCCGGGGGTGTACACGCCGTTCGAGCACCAGCGCACCACGGCCGCGTTCCTGGCCACGCACCCACGGTGTTTCTGCTTTAACGAGCCCGGCACAGGCAAGACCTCTGCCGCAGCGTGGGCTGCTGACTACCTCATGAATCAGGGCCGGGTGTCGCGGGTGTTGGTGGTGTGCCCGGTGTCGATTATGGACACTGCGTGGCGGTCAGACTTGTTCAAAACCGTGATGCACCGGACGGTGGGCATCGCCACAGGCGACCGAAAAAAGCGCGAAGCTGTGATTGCCGGCAACTACGAGTTCGTCATTATCAATTTCGACGGCGTAAAGGTGGTCACTCCTGCACTCGCGGCTGGCGGGTTTGATCTTATCATCGTCGACGAAGCCAATGCAGTAAAAAGCGTATCGACCGACCGCTGGAAGGCACTGGCCTCGCTTGTCCGGGCCGATACCCGGCTGTGGATGATGACCGGCACGCCGGCGTCTCAGTCCCCGCTGGACGCCTACGGCCTTGCCAAGCTGGTCAACCCGGACGGTGTGCCGCGGTTCTTCGGCGCGTGGCGGGACAAGGTAATGACCAAGATCACGCAGTACAAATGGGTGCCACGCAATGACTCGCAGACTATTGTGCATGACGCGTTACAGCCGGCTATTCGGTACACAAAAGAAGAGTGTCTGGACCTGCCCGATCTGCTATATGCGACCCGGGAAGTGCCCATTACACCGCAGCAGCAAAAGTACTACAACGCCATCAAGCAAGAGATGATCACCCGCGCAGCGGGCGAGGAGATCACCGCGGCCAACGCAGCAGGCATGCTCAACAAGCTCCTGCAGATCAGCGCAGGGTGTGTTTACACTGATGCCAAGGAAGTTGTGCAGTTCGACATCAAGAACCGCGTGGCTGAGCTTATCAGCATCATCGAGCAGACTGACCGCAAGGCGCTGGTGTTCGTGCCGTTCAGGCACGTGATCGAGATGCTGCGCGATGAGCTGAAAGACTACACCGTGGACACCATCCACGGCGGCATCGTTGCGGGCGCCCGGGCTGAGATCATCAAGCGCTTCCAGACCCAGGACAACCCTCGGGTTCTGCTGCTTGTGCCGCAGGCTACGGCGCACGGCATCACGCTGACGCGCGCCGATCAGATTGTGTGGTGGGGGCCCGTGTCCTCCACCGAGATGTATCTGCAAGCCAACGCCCGTGCGCACCGCCAGGGCCAGACGCGCAACGTAACCGTCACGCACTTACAGGGCAGCCCCGTCGAGAAGCGCATGTACTCGATGCTTCAGAACAAGATCGACTTGCACCAATCGCTTGTTGAGCTGTATAAACAAGAAATAAATTGACAGAGTATACTGCTACGCTTAATCTGACCTCTTAAACGACTAAGGAAACTTCTATGGACGCCGCGAAGCTTGTGCAGGTTTACATAAAGATGCGAGATACAAAAGATGCAATGGTTCGAGAACACGAAGCAAAGATAGCCGCAGTTACTGCCCAGATGGAAGCGATAGAACAAGAGCTCATCGAGATATGCAAAGCCACAGGACAAGACGGGGGCAAGACCCCATACGGCAGTTTTACGAAAACAGTCAAGACTCGCTATTGGACAAACGATTGGGATAGCATGTATCGCTTTATCAGAGACCGAGACTTACCTCAGCTACTCGAGCGTCGTATACACCAAGGCAACTTTAAAGAGTTTATGGAAGCACACCCGGGCGTGCTTCCTGAAGGACTGAATGTAGATTCTCGCTACTCCATTACAGTGCGGAGAGCTAAATGAGATGGGTTGCCCTTGCGTCGCTGTTGCTGATGGGCGCGTTGATTGTAGACAGCAAAGAATCTATTGAAGCGGTCGATGCTGCAGAAGCGAAATGCAAAGAAGCCTCCGGCGTGTTGGCACGCGTGCGTCGGGGATATCAGTGTGTCGTGCCAGTCACTAACTATCAGTAAGGAAGCACCATGAGCAATCTGACCTTGTTTAATAATGGATCTTTAGTCCCCGACTACCTGCGCAACCCCGACGATGACGTAACGAAATCTTTGGCTGGCCAGAGTTCATCTAAATCTATCTCTATCAAAGGCGGTGTGTGGCGCATGATGTCGGGCGGCGAAGAGATCGCCAAGAACGAAGATCGTGCCCTCAACATGGTTATCGTTGCCGCTGCCAAGACCAACTCCCGTACATTCTTCATTGGAAAATACGAAGAGGGCAAAGATGTCGGCCCCACCTGCTGGTCGGCGGATGGCGTCAAGCCCAACGAAGAAGTCCCCGCAGATAGCAGGCAGAGTGCTGTCTGCGCCAGCTGCCCACAGAACATCGAGGGCTCGGGCGAGGGCAAGTCGCGTGCGTGCCGGTTCAGCCGCCGCTTGGCTGTGGTTCTCGAGAACGATGTCGGTGGCGATATTTTCCGTCTGCAGCTCCCCGCCAAGTCTATCTTCGGCAAGCCGGTTGATGGCAAGATGAGCCTGCAAGCGTACGCCAACTACCTCGCTGGCCACGGCGTGCCTATCAACGGTCTGGTTACTGAGGCGCGGTTTGACACGACTGAGGCTGTGCCTGTGCTGCGCTTTAAGGCCATCCGTCCGCTGACTCGCGAAGAGTGGGAGATCGCTAAGGCTCAGGGCCAATCGGAAGATGCCCGCCGCGCTATTGAGTTCAAGCTGGTTGTTAAGGCAGATCGTCCAGCTGCCGCGGCCCCTGCACTGCCCGCCGCTTTCACAGAGAAGCCCGCAGCAGCTATAGCAACTTCTACTGAAGAATTAGTAGAACCTGTTAAAAGAGCCAAGAAAGTAGCAACGCCGGAGACGGTAGTAGAAAAGCCCAGCGTAGCGGCGATTCTGAGCGACTGGAGTTCTGACGACGATGAATGACCGCCGGGGGTACAGCGCGTCGCTGATTAGGGAGGTCAGTGCGGCTAACCCCGACCTTCCGTCTGTGCGCCTGGCTAAGCTGTGCATTACCCACAACATATCCGTGTGGGAGGCATCGGCAAGGCTGGGCGTATCGCGGATAACAATCTACAAGTGGTTCTGCGGTAGAGTAACCCCCCGCTCTAGACATTTAGAGCGTATCTTTGAGCTGATTTCTGAACTTGAACGTGCATAATCTGTCCCGAGGCTAGGCTGCGCTGATCCCGTAGCGACGAGGCGGAACACGGGGCCGCCGCCTCACCTTTTCCCCGCACATAACAACAACCCCCGTGTGAGGCTACGTGAGCACAGCTTTCTTAGACGCTATTCTGCCGTCTGCAGGCATCTACTGTGTTACGAGGATCAAAAACAAAAAAGCTATAGAGCAGCGATTTTGTAAATCTAAACTTGAAATTGCGCAGCTGACGGCCGGGCTTAATGAGGAGCCCTGGAATGTGTATGTTGCCGTCGCGGCGTTCAATGCAGAGGCTCGTGAAGCCGTTAATGCCCGCGCCATCAAATGTTTCTTTGTTGACCTGGACAGCAAAAATGGACATCCTTACGCTAGCGCAGCCGATGCTGGGTTAGCCTTAAAGCAGTTTGTCACCAAAACCAAGCTGCCCATACCCACAATCGTGGCCTCGGGTGGCGGGGTGCATGCGTACTGGGCGTTTACCGAGGAGGTGCCCATCGCTCGCTGGCTGCCGTATGCCAGAGCGTTTAAGCACTTTTGCTTTGAGCATGGGCTCAAGATAGACGCGCAGGTGTCAGCCGATGCCGCGCGGGTTATGCGGCTGCCGGGCACGCTTAACTACAACACCCCTTCGCCGTCGCTCGCCAGCCTGGTCCGGCTTGGCGCGCCGACTCGGTTCGAGGACTTGTGTGCGCTGTTACCTGCGCCGCCGGCGGACTTAACGGCCGCTACGGCGTTCGGCACAAACGAGCTGACCCGTGACATCGCGCATAGCAGCGACTTGCCTCCGAGCGAGTTTGCGACTGTTCTGGACAAAAGTACTCGAGGGCACGGCTGCGCGCAGATTAAGTGGGCCTACGAGAACCAAGCCGCGGTGCCCGAGCCTATGTGGCGGGCCGTGTTGTCTATCGCGTGGAACTGCTCAGATGCGCGCACGGCGATTCACGACATCTCTCAGAACCACCCAGAGTATTCGTATCACTCCACGCTGGCCAAGGCCGAGCGGCTTACGCAAAAGCCGCACACCTGCCAGTGGTTTCGCGACAATAATCCTGAGTTGTGCACAGGTTGTCCACAGAAAATCACCAGCCCTATCCAGCTCGGGCGTACCATCAAACCCACCCCCACTGTCATTGAAGATGGCGCGGAGGTGTACGTTGTAGAGCACACGGTTGCTACGGTCTCCGGCACGCAGCAGTCCGTGGCGGTGTCGATCCCTGTGTTTCCCTTCCCTTATTACCGGGGGGAACGTGGGGGTGTCTACCGAGACGAAGAGTCGCCGGATGGTGAGAAAAACCCTGTAGAAATCTATGCACAGGATCTCTATCTAACAGGACGATTCTACGACTCCGACGATCACGGCGATGGCGAAGGCGAGCTGCTAGGAGTGTGCCTGCACTTGCCCAATGACGGGGTGCGCACGTTCTACGCTCCGGCTACTTCGCTACTTAATAAGGAGAAATTGCAGTCCATACTGCTAAAGCACGGGGTGGTGGCGTATGGCAAACAATGGGACGGCATCATGGCTTACTTTGCTTCTTCTATCCGCAAGCTGCAGAAAGACGCGAGCGCCTACAAAACTCGCAACCAGATGGGGTGGACCCCAGATGAGTTAGGGTTTGTTGTGGGCGAGATTGAGTACACCGAAAGCGGGCCCAAGCTGGCCCCGCCTGCCAGCAGCACCCGGCAGATGGCCCCCGCATTCCAGCCAGCTGGCAGTCTGGAAGAGTGGAAAAAGGTCGCCAACTTCTATTCCCGCAAGGGCATGGAGACGCACGCCTTCACGCTGTTCTGCGGCTTTGGCTCGCCACTCATGCCGCTACTGGGCGGGTTCGATGTGAAGGGCGCCGTGGTCAATCTGGTGTCCAACGAGTCTGGCACCGGCAAAACCACTGCGGTGATGGTCAAGGACTCTATCTTTGGCAACCCATTCCGTTTGCTCGGGTCGGCAGACGACACGTATCTGGCCAAGTTTCAGCACATCGGCATGCTGAACAACATCAGCCCGTCATTCGACGAGATGACCAACACGAAGCCGGATGAGCTCTCAGACTTCATCTACTCCGTTACGCGCGGTCGGGCCCGGCACCGGATGGACTCGCAAGCCAACAAGCTGCGAAACAACAACACCACGTGGAGCAGCATTGTCGTCACCACCAGCAACTCGGTGTTCTCGGACGCCATCAGCAGCATCAAGTCGACCTCTGGCGGGGAGCAAGCACGCTTGCTAGACCTGCACGTAGGGGCAGTCCCAGAGGTCAGCAAGCAGGAAGCTGACGAGGTATTCCGCAAGCTCTCGACCAACTACGGCATTGCCGGGCCTATCTTCATAAGCTACGTTCTGAACAACAAGCAGCTGGTGATCGACACCCTGCACAAGATGCAGGCCAAGATCGACGAAGAGCTCCAGCTCGATAAGTCAGATCGCTTTTACTCGGGCTTGCTGGCCTGTGCCTTCACCGGCGCTTACTTTGCCCGCAAGCTGGGGCTGATCGATATCGACATCGGCCGCGTGTACCGCTACATGCTGCATGAGGTGCTTGGCCTGCGCGCTGCGCGGGTATCGTCCCTCGGGTCCAGTGCGCAGATCGCAGTAGAGACGTTGGGCCGCTACATCAACGAGCACCTGCAGAACGCTCTCATCATCGATAGCCCCAAAAACGGCGTGCCCGCTGCGCCGATCATCGCGCCCAAAGGCTCACTCAAGATGCGGTATGAGCCCGACAGCAAGGAGCTCTGGATCCCTGTGCACGAGCTCCGCACCTACTTCGTCGAGAGGCAGGTGGATGTGAAGCAGAGCCTAGCGATTATGACTAAGAACGGCATGCTCAAGCAGGGCGGCCGGGCGAGCAACAAGCGCATCGGGGCCGGGGCACTAGGCAGCATGAGTGCGGCTCCCGTACGCTGTTACTGTTTTGACAGCGACGCTGTGGGTATGACAGATGCAGTTTCACAAGCCCCAGAAGCTGCCGGATAATATCCGCGTCTTTAAGATATTCGGCGCAGAGTACTGGATGCCCTGGGAAGAGATGCGCCGCGGGTGCTCGTGCTTCTTGCCCACCACCGCCACCGCCAGGCAGGTAGCCGACCTGCTTGGCCCAATCGAGGCGTACCTCGGCTGGCACTTTGCAGTGGCTAACCGCTGTGAATACGGACGCTACGGCGTCCGTATCTGGCGCACAGTGTAGTTACTCAGCTTTGCCAAAAATCCGCGCCTTGGCGGCGCGCACCCATGACAACTGCTCATTCAGGTACCGCTCAGCCTCCTGCTTCAGCTTCAGGCGTTCGGCACCGCTTTCAATTTCTTTGGCGCCATTCTCGCTGTCGAGCCAGTTGATGTACTGCCGAGTCTGCCGGACAATTTGCAGGGCCGAGTTCACCATCTCCGCCATCTTCAGCTTGTCCGCGTTCTTCTCGTAATACTTCATCGCCGCGTCGATGTCGGTGCTTGCCAGCTTGTCCAGCGCGCGCTTGACCGGCATCACCTTGTTCACCAGATCATAAAACTCATCCTTCGGCCCGCTCGGCACCTCGGGTGTGAGGTACTGCCCAACAAACCAGTACTTGCTCAGCGGCCTGTCGGTCTTGTTCGGGTTCACCATCTGGTCGATCAGCATGTTCATCAGCGGCACCACCCCGCCCAAGTACCCGCGCAGTGTGTTGTCGATGACGATGGGCGACAGATCCAGCGGCGTGTCCGTGAGCGGATCAACGATGTTGTTGTGCGAGAACTTGGCAATCGCCTTGGCCAGCTCGCTGGTCGTGCTGACAGTCTGAAACTCTTCCGGCAACCCTCTCTGGTAGGTGCCCACCAGCGGGCGCATCGTAAGGAACGAGTAGTTTGTCAGCGCTTCCGCCACAGGGCGGATCGCCTGCGGCACGGGCGTTACCCGCCCCACAAACTGCTCGTAGGTGTAGCCCAGCACCTGCTTCACCACTTCATTGGTCAGCTGCTCTTCCTCGGTACCTTGCCGGCTCATGTAGTGCACCAGCGCTTCCACCGGCACCTTGAACAGCGCAGCCATGTCGCCTGGCGCGGGCAGTTTCTTGCCGTCCACCACCCAGTTGTTGGCTTTTTCTTCGAATGACAGCTTGTCGTATTCCTCGTCGTCGCTGTTGGCCAGGGCGTAAATCAACGCGAACGTTGTCATCTTGGCAGCCTGCGTCCAGAACAACCGCTTGGCCACCGCCCGCTCGGTGATGCTGGAGCCCCGTCCGATCATGCTGCGGTACAGGAGGTCGTTCGACTGCAGATACGCGTTAAAGAACGGGATCGTGGCAATCGCGGTACCCACCGTCTTGCTGGCGCCGCGCCTGCGGAAGTTGATGAACTCACGTGCCCGTGCAGTGGCTAGGCCCACATCCTCGTTCTCTTCCGCCATCGTGCGGTCGTAGATTGCCTTCCGCATGGCCAAGTCCGACGCCCGGGTGATCGACTCCAGCCGATGGTGCAGCTCGCTGAGCCACCCGCGCTTGGAGTAGCCCATGTTGAACAGCACCGTCTCCGCCGGGTTGCTGGCGTTGTAGTCGATGTCGCCCACCAAGCCCTTCTTGGCAAACTCTTTGGTGAATGGGTGGCTCTTACCGAACACCACCTCATGCCCAGCAATCCGCAGGAAGTTTGTGATCGCAGGCACAACCAACCGCGACGGGCTCCTTACGCCGGACGTAATAAACGCTCGCTGGATATCGTCCGTTACCTGCTTGGCCACGAAGGGCGGCATCACCGTCACGATCTTGCGCAGGATGTTCGAGACTTGAGCAAACAGTTTGACGAGCGTGCCCTTCACTTCCGGCGCATCACGGAACGCTACCGCGTCCCAATGTGAGCGCACCTCGAAGTATTCTTCCTTACCGTTTTTGTACGACTTGACGACGTTGTTGGGGTTAGAGGCCGCGGCCTTGTTGCCCCCCAAACGTTTTGCCTGCCCGATATCTGCGAGCACATTAAGCGTTGTGGCTGTGGCATCCTGTTTGAGCGTCTGCTTGAGCATCCACCCCATCAGCTTCGTGTGGTTATCAAACACGTTGCCCACTTCACGCTGCGTGGTGCCCACAAACTGCGGTAGCGAGCCTAGCTGAGCCAGCCCGCGGCCCGAGGTGCGCTTGGGGATGTACTTGTCAAAGAAGTCCTCGACGCGGTCAAAGGGCACGTACCCCGCTGCGTCTTTCCACTCTTGTGCAGTGTCTTTCGAAATGCGCCCGACCGCCACCATCTTGTCGATCATGTAGCCGCGCTGCTTGTCCATGTTGTCGGCAACTTCGGCAATCTCCGGGTTGGCCTTCAACCCACGCAGGGCTGCGTCGATCTGCTCATCCGCGGTACGGGCCTTATCTTCTATCGCCAGCTTGTGGATGGGGAACAAGTCCTGGCCCTTTTGCTTCCGTTCCACGTTAGCTTGCCGCATCGCGTCCAGACGACGCGCTTCGAGCATCTTGCTGGCCTCGGCGTACCCCAGCTTGAAGTCCATGCCCTTGGCATCGCTCCAATTCTTGATTGCCGTCAGCATGTCAGCCACAGACCCACCGGGCCCAGCCTTGTCGGTTACAACATACTGCCCCGTGGTGGCGTCTTTCTCGATCCCGCCCGACGCCAAAAACCCGCTAAACAAAGCCTCAGACGCTTGCGCCTGACGGATCAGCAGCTCAGGATTAGTCAGGCCGGTGAGCTCATCCCGCACCTTGCCATCAAACAAGATGTTCAGCCGGTTAACCACTGACGCTGCCACATCCGCCGCTTCCGTGCGGAACCGCGTGATAAAAGGCACATCGTCCTTTTCCATGAAGATGCGCACCGCATCGCCCAGCGTTTTAACTAACGACTTCGGCGCGTCCTTCATCAGCTCGCTTTGCGCGGCGATGCCTTCGGTGGGGCTGGGCGCGCGCAGGCTTTTGCGGATGTCGGCATCCGTGAGGCTGTACTCGCCGTTGTTTCCGGTGGCGGATTTGACCGAGGTGCCCGAGTTCCATGCGTATATGTCGGATGGGTAGGACCAGCGTCTTTCTGGGTCCGCTTTAAGGCTAGCGCGGGGGCCAGTGTCCGTTACACCGCGGGCTACAAGAACTTCGCCGGGGGCAAGTCCTTTCGCACGACGATCAAATTCAACCTTGTCAAAGGTTCTTCGCCCACTCGCGTCTGTTTTAACGGGAAACTCAATCAGTTTGTCGGCTTTTACAAAGACAGGAACAATCGCCCCAGTTTCTTTTGCGCCTCCGTAAGTCCAATCAGGATTAGCGTAGGTACTACTAATAGCCGGGTTGTCACTTGCAAATGTTGCATAGCCTTCACGCGGCTCCGCACTTAAAGCTTTTTCTGACAGCTCGCCGTAACCAACAATACCCCGGTAAAGGACTAGCGGCTCCCCGTCTTTATCTACCACTTTGCTGTCGCTAAACCACCGAAGGAAATTGGCAGTGGCCTTATCCCGCAGGCTTTTCTTCTCGCCGCCTTCTTCTTGCGCACCTTCTTTCAGCTCACCCTTCTCAACCTTGCCGAAGATTTGCTCGGGCGATTCCACCTTGGTCAGCGCAGACTTGATTGCTTGGAACAGGTTGCGCAGCTTGGCAATGAGTGAGGCAACCATCCCGGCTGGCGGCTTGGTCGCATCGAAGTCGGCAAAGGCATCGGCCACTGCTTCTTCGGTGATCTTCTCCATGTTGCCGTCATACTCGCGCAGGTAGGCGTCGTAGCGCGACTCCTCACCAGCCTTCAGCGGCTTGCCGTCCACGTTGCGCTGCTTGAGGTATTGGTCGATCCACTCGTCCTTGGCCATCTTGGACAGCGACTGCCACTGCGCATCGGTGAAGAACCCCAGCTCGCGCAACGCGTGGATAGCCTCATGCCGCATCGTGCGGATCGGGTTGGCCGAGTCGGCAGCGATCTTGATAAGCTGCTGTGCGTAAGACCCCTCGTCCTGCATCCCCTTGACCAGCTTCAGGCCAACGTCTTTCAGGCCGAACTTGTTGAGCGCTGTGCGCAGCGTCTGCTCGAAATCCTGCGCCTGCTGCGTGCGCTCGCCGCCGAGGCTGGGTTTTTCTTTTCCTTCTTCCTTAGCACGACGCTCTGCGCGCCGATTCTCCAGCACTTCCGCTTCCACGGCCTTTTTCCGTGCGGCTTTGATTTCCTCGGCGCTATATTTCGGCGCTTCGGGTTTTTCTGCTACTAGCCGCGTGTACTCGTCACGGAGAGTTTGCGCCAGATCGGTTTGCACAGCCTCCCGCCACGCCCCGCGTTGCGCAGGGGTCAGCTCGGAGAAAGGTTTTGTCTTGCCGCCGATAGCATCAGCAATTTCGTTCCAATACTGCTCGGCACGAGAGAGCGACGGGTAGGCAGCAGGGGCTAGTGCAGGAGCTGGCCGGCCTTCAGGTTTAGCTGGTGCTGAAGCAGCTCGTCCAGCAGGTACCACTCCACGTCCGACAGGCTCTCCAGCTCGGGGGGCAGGGGCCTCGGATGGAGTGATTCCAAGCTGGCCAAGTAAGCCCAAGCGAGACTCACCTGCTCCGGCGGCAGGTTCAAAGGCAGGAACTCCGGGAGTCGGGAAGAGCGCATCGAATATCTCCGCTTTTTCAGAACCTTCTTTGAATTTGAGCGCTTTGCGCGCTTCAGGGATAGCCTGCGGCGCCATGTCGGCCATGCCCATCAGCTTACGCAAAAACGGACGATTGCGGGCGTTTTCTGCCCACGTCTGCACTTCAGGGCGCACACCCGCCGCGCTAAGTTTGTCGACTACGGGCTGGAGTTCCGGCGGCATCACGCGCTTGGGCGCAAGCGTAGGCTCGGGCACAGGCTCGGTTACTGGAGGCAGGGCTTCCGCTGCCGGGCCGGTTTCAATCTGCAGGGGCTCTTCTCTATACAAGCCCTTGCCGGCTTTACCACCGCGCAAGCCCAGGCGCCGCTGGCCTTCTTTCTCCATCGTGCTCGGAGCTAGCGGTTGCGGCTCTGGCGCAGTGGGCGCAGGCACAGTCTCAGGCTGTACGCGGGCTTCAGGCGCTTCGAACTGCGAGAACAACAAGCCCTGACCTTCAGGCGTCTCGCGCACTTCCGGCTGGGCAAACGCACTTTGAGCAGCTTTCGCCGCTTCGCCTTCCTGTTGCGCTTTCTCTTCGCGGAGGCGAGTGACCTCCGCAACATTCAGCTGTTTCTGCTGCGCGATAATCTCGGCAACACGCTCCTGAACATTCGGCGCCTGCGGCAGCTCCAGCAGCTGCTGCTTCTCCTGCTCCAGCTGCCCATACTGTTCCTGAGCATACGGCCCCATCACCCCAAAGGGTGTTTCCGCCTCGGCCTTAACGCGCTCTTGCTCTCGCGCGGCGAGGATGCGTTGCTGAGCTTCTTGTTGCGCTGCCTGAGCAGGTGGGGGTTGAACCTGTGCCAGCTCCGCCCGAGCTTGCCCACGAGAGGGCACACCTGTGATTGCGCCCAAACCCATACCGCCCAGCGCTGCTTGATATGCAGTGTCGCCGTACTCGGCGTATGCTTCCGGAGACAGCACATCGAGCCCGGCTTGCGCCCGCTCCAGCACAGCTTGGGCAATCTCAACCGGGATCTCGGCAGTACCCCGCACGGCGCCCATGCCTGTGGCTCCCAGCAAGGACCGCTGGGCTTCCTTCACCAACGTCTGCCGGGCTTGCGCTGTGGCTAGCACGGCATCATCCGCAATCCCTAGGACACTTTTAACTAAGCGTTTGCCTAGCACCGCGCCCGTGCCCACAGCTTCCAGCGCAGTTTGCCCTGCCGCCGCTCCATAGGCCGCCGGTCGGTCGATGCTGACGGGCTTACCCGCCTCTAACTGTTCTTGCGCTTGGCGCTCGATGTTCGAGCCCGCCATCGACCCATATAGCGCAGCCCCTGCGCCCAGCAAACCACCCACAATCGGCCCCGCTGGAGCAAACGGCCCAAGCGCCGGCGCCGCTGCCGTGCCCGCCATCGCCCCAGCCTTACCCCCGGCAATCGTTGCCGCCGCAGCGGGCGCCATGCCTGCCACCGCTCGCGGCACTTGTGACGCCGCCTCGCCCAGTGCAGCCAGCAGCCCTTCCCGTTGGTACGCTTCCTTGACTGGCTCAAACGATACGCCCTGGCCCGCTTCCTCCGCGATTCGCTGCGCGCGCTCAACACCCGCCTTGGCCGCCTCTTCAGGGGAAGTGATGGCTTCCAACCCGGTTTGTGTGGACGATACGAACTGTTTGGCGCCCCGCTTGAGCTCGCCTAGAACGGTGGATTGTTTAGGCGCGAACTGCGGGTATGCAGCGTAAATACGCTGCTGCACCTCCGCAGGGGGCATGTCATCAGGGATGTCCGAAACTAGGGTGCCATCAGGCAGCTCAACGGAGTAGGGCATTGGTCATTTCCCAAGCTTAGGCAAGTCAGCTAGCTTAACTACTTTTTGGCCAGCCGCAGGTCCCGCGGCAGGGGCGGCGGTTTCAAGCACTTCCGGCATTTGCTTTCCGAACTCAGCGTAAATCTCACGGGTACTTTTGAGAACCTCCGCAGCACGCGCTTTTTCTATATCTGCGGCAACTTTGGCGTTATACATAGCCTCGGGTTTTTTCAGCTTATCGGCGTACGCCTGGTTAATAATCTTTGTCGCCTCGCTGACCCGCGTTCGAATCATATTGGATGTTTTTTCATCCAACCCTAATGCCCGATTCAACTCTCGGATATTCGCATCGCGTTCAGCAATATCACGGCGGGCATCTGCGGCAGCCATCCCGGTAAGGTAGGGACCGGCGCTCTGCACAGCTTTAGCGCGCTCTTCAATGGCCTCTTTGCGGCCCCCTTCGCCCTTGCCGTATGCGGCTTCAGTTTGAGAAATCTTAGCCCCAGCCTGAGCTTCCCGAAGCTTTTGCAGCTGGTCATCGAGTGCTGCCTGCGCGGCCAATTGCTCCGCGCCGTACGCACCCGCTGCACGCCCTGCCGACCCGAGCACTTCGCCTACGCTGCGGCCTCGGGCTCCGAGCAAGAACGCCGTAAGCGGATCTTGCGCGGCTTGCTGTTGTTTCTTGCGCTCCTCGAGCGCAGCCAGCCCTTGTTGTTTTGCCGCCTGTTGTTCTGCGTAAAGCGGACTAAACTCTTTTTCGTAGGCGGCGCGACGGCTCGCAGCGACCGCTTCCGGGTCTACATTGAGTCGCCCAAGTTCCGCGGATTCGTACGCCTGCTGCAGCCCAGACGGAGCCTGCCCTTTAGTGGGGGCTGCAGGTGGTGCAGCTTCAGCCGGTGCGCCCGAGGGCATCGCTCCAGTCCGCACAGTAGGCAGGGCGATAGACCCAAGCCCCGCCGCACCGGGAGGGGGCAAGGGGCCTTCGGTCATGCGTGCAGGAGGTACGCCGGCAGGTGCCTGGGGTGCGGGGGCTTTTACGGGCGCCGCAACGGGAGCTTGTTTTAGCTGATCGGCCCTCTGCTTGATTGCCTGCAACGCCCGGGCATCGCCGCGTGCATCGGCTTCGCGCCATGCCGACTTGAGCCAATTCGGAGCGTCTTGAATCCAGCTTGGCTCCTCGCCCGTGGTGCCGCCTTCGGCAAACGCCACGATCCCGCCCGACGCCATCGCCTGTGCAGGCATCATGTTAGGTGCGGGGGCTTGAGCAATACCGCTCTGCGCAGCCCGCTGGAGGTTATCTTGCTGCTGCTTGGCTTGCTGCTGAGCGACTTGCCCGACGCGCTGCGCGACTTCCTGCTTGGTCATGTCCATGACCTGCTGTTCGCGCTGTTGGGCTACGGTCGGCATCTGCCCCGGCGCGTTCATCTGCATCTGCCGTGCAGCGGCTTCTTTTTCAGACTTAAGCTTCTGCAAAGCCAACAAGTCGATTAGCTGCTGCGACTGCGCGTACCGTTGCATCAACGCTTGAGGGTTGCCCCGGTAGGCATCCATACGGGATTGGATTTCTTGATCGAGCATAGCTTAGTCCTTACTTAGCGGCTTGCGTGCCAAAGAGCAGGTCGTACAGCTGGCGTACCCCACCAGCACTCTGTAGTACTTCAGCCAGTGCGCTTGGCTGTTGATACGTTGTGGTCTGCGCAGCAAGCGGCAGCCCTTGGAGCAGCGACTGTTGGTACTGCACCTGCTTATACGGGTAATCCCGCTCTTCTTCAAACGCGGCTCTCTCCGCGGCAAGTCCTTCGCTGGTAATGCCACGCTGCGTCTGGCCCGCGCCCATCTGCGCCGAGAGGTTAGCCAGGTTCATCTGTTGCTGCAGGTTAGCAAGCCCTGCTTGCTGCTGCGACGCCCCAAGCGCGGTTTGCAGTCCTTGCAGTCCGTAGCCGGCGCCGAACTGTCTGGAGCTTTCTGCGGATTGCTGTGCAGCCTGCTTACGCGCCTGATCGGCATTAAACTGCGCCGCGGCTTGTTGGTACGCGGTGTTGTACCCCTGCCCCGTGATGTTCGCAAGATTCTGCGCCAGGTTACGCCGGCCTTCAGCTTCCATGACAGCCTGACGGCTTCCGCCGTAAGCCCCTGCGCGCGTTAGCCGGGACGCATCTTGGATGCGCTGAATTTCTGCCTGCCGCCGAGCTTCGGCAATCTGGGGATCCAGCGAAGTCTGCAGGTACGGGTTCATGTACTGCTGTGCCGCCTGCGACGTAAACATGTCCGAGGTGAACGTACCTGGGGTATACCCTAGGTTCGCCGCGCGTTGCGCCAGTTGTCCGGTCATCCCGGCAGCTTGCTCGGCTCCGGCAGGTACTGCCAGCCCCGCTAAGCCCTGGAACGCTTGCTGCTGGAGCGCGCTGGGGCCCGCAGTCAGCGGACCTTCGTAGGCTTGATACGGCGTGCTCGCTAGCGCTTGGCCTTTAGCAAGCATGCCCGTCACATAAGGTCCCGCCCAGTTTGAAAGCGAAGATTCCGTGCCCACCGGCAGTTGCGTCGAGGTGCCCGTGGTGCCGGTAGTGCCCGTGGTGCCGGTAGTGCCAGTCGAAGTCGTAGCCATTCTTAACTCACTTAGGGAGGAATTTTTTGGGGTTGATCTGCTTGCCCTGCTTTGCCGTGCCGGTTCGTGCTTTACGGATGCGATCCATCATTTCATAAAGCCGCTGAGCGCCAGCTTCCGAGTTGCCATTTCCGAGATGGCTGACGACATCCGCAGGCACCACAAATTCGCCGTCACTGAGTTTAGCCGGCTGCTTGCCATCAATATTAGCGGGCACTTCATCCGCCATACCGTCAGTGGCACCCCCTAAATAATACCCCCCTGCGATCCCACCTTCAGCGTACGCCGGAGCGGGCCTTGCAGCATTAAGCTGCGCGAGCCCAGCGGCTTGCTGTGCAGCGGCTTGTTGAGCAGCGGGGGCTTGTTCCGGCGAGACATACTGAACATCAGAAAAGTACCGGCGCCCGCCCGCGCCAGGCCGGCTGAGCGGAGCCTGGGCTACGCGCTCACGCACCGCGGTCAGTGCAGGGATAGTGCCTTGGTACCCGACTCGTTCAGGTTGGGACGACTTAGTCCCCATCAACCCGGCAAGCCCACCACCAATCGTAGCCAGCTTTTTAAAATCTAGGTCGTCATTCTTATCAAACAACAGCTTTGAACCGGCAGTTTTCAGCAGATTAAGCAGGCCGCTAGGGGTGCCGCCGCCAAGAGCGCCGACGTCGATAGCAGCCTCAGTTGGGGTTGCAGTATTGAAGTCTGGAGACAGGCCCCCGGACCCAATCCAATCTTCGCTTGTCCAATACACAGGCGAATACGGTGAGTACCCGAGCCCGCCGGCGTCAATCCAATCTTCCGCGGTCTGATAAACGGGCGAACTCATCAACCCCCCGGCGTCAACCCAATCTTCAAATGCCATATTAGCCTCTCATAATCCGCATCAAATCCTGCACGGTGCCGCCTTCCGCGTAGGGGGTACTGCCTGAAAACGTCGGCGCAAAAATGCTCTTTCCGCCGATATCGTAAAAGTACTTAATCTCCGCGGGGGTACTTTTTTGCACAACCGGCTGAGGTTGTTGCTGGCCCATGCCGCCGAGCAAGTTAAACAGCATGCCTAAGTTAGCCTGTTGTTGCGCAGCTTGAACCTGCTGCCCTAGCGCCGACTGCGCCGCGGCTTGCTGCTGACCTAACCCCGTGATCTTTTGTCCGAGCACGGACCCTAGCTGGCCTAGCTGCTGTCCTAAGCCGGTCTGCACCTGGCCAATCTGCTGAGAAGTACTGGTCCCAAGCTCGCGTAGCGCCGCCTCCAGCTTAGCGCGCTCAGCCTCATCTGCTGCGGCTTGTGCAATGATCTGCTGCTCAAGGTCGGATACGCCAGCGCCAAACTGTTGCTGCAAGGCTTCCTGCATTGCCTGCTGAGCAGCCGCTTGTTTTTCAGACTCGCTAAGGATCTGCTGCTCTAACGAGCCGAACCCAGTCTGATACTCTCCGCGTAAGGCGGCCTCAAGCGCGGCCCGGTCAGCGGCCTCTTGTTGAGCCTGAGTCTGCATCTGTTCAGACAGTGAGCCGAACCCAGTCTGATACTCTCCGCGTAAGGCGGCCTCAAGCGCGGCCCGGTCAGCGGCCTCTTGTTGAGCCTGAGTTTGCAGTTGTTGTCCTAAATCAGAGAGCCCGGTGCCCAACTGCTCAAACTGTGCGGTGGTAGATTGTTGCGCTTGAGTAGCCTGCTGGCTGACTTGGTCCAACGCTGCCTGCAAGGCTTCATCCGACGTTTTGCCTTCAGCCTTTGCGTCTGCAAGCTGTTGCTGGAACAACGATTGAATGTCTGCAGTATCCTGGTCAGTTGTCGTGGCGATCTGGTCGAGGATTCGATCCACTTCGGCCGGCTGCGGCTGATCCGGAATTGCTGTTTCCAACGCCTGCTGCATCTGCGCCTGGTCAGCTTCTTGTTGGGCAAGCCCAGCAAAAATATCTTCTTCAGACGCAGGCAGGGGCAGGGTATCTTCGAGCCCGCCTACGCGGTACTGCGTATAGAGCTCCGATTGCCGCTCTTCGGAGCTGGCTTGAAACTCTTGCCCGGCTCGGTCTACGGCAGCGCGCTCTTCTGCTGGCAAGTTGCTGTAGGCCAGTTGCGGGTCGTCGCTCCGCATAACATCGAAGAACGCCTGGTAATCTTTAGGCTGTGCCCCTTGCGTAGCTTCAGGCGTGGACAACACGAGCTTGTCTTGCCCAGCGGCCTCAGCAGACGGCACTACCGCCCCCACCGCAGACTCGGCCATCTGCTTGAGGGTATCAAGCAGGGTGTCCTCGGTTTCGGACGTAGCCAAGCTAGCGGTCTGCTCGGGCGTAAGGCTAACGCCCGCTTCCTGTGCTGCGGTAGCCACATCAGCCGGAGCGAGCGGCGCGCTAGGCGCAGCCTCCGGCAGCGTAATGGCCGGAGCTTCTTTCTGTGCGGCGAGCAGTTGCTCAAGTCCAACAGGTTCCTGGCCCAAATAGCCTGCATCGATTGCGGACTCAAGCGCAGTGGGCTCATAAGCTTGCAGGGCGGACTCAAAGGCCGCCTGCTGGGCATCTTGCTCGCCCATAGCCGCAACCATCTCGTCAAACGAAGGCTCTTCCCCTTGTGCGGGCGCCGACACCGCCGACTCCAAGCCTGCCGCTATCTGCGGCGCAGCCGACACCAATGCAGCGATACCGTTCTGCACGGCGCCTTCTAGCGGGTTCCCGCCGGTTACAAGCGCCTTGGCCGCGCCCGTGGCAACAGACGTCAGTGTTTTTTGCAACGCGGGGTCTAGGTCAGCGAACCCTTCAAGCCCGCTGGCAATCCCCGATATGCCCGAAGATGCGGCGCCCATCAGAGCGCCTTCGAGTGCGTCTCCGCCTTTGAGCACAGCCGTGGCGGCGCCTTTGGCCGCATTCTCAATCATCGCCGTGGGCAGGCCGCTCAGGCCGGTGGCCTGCTCAACCAGGCTGGCAATCCCGCCCGTAGGCAGGGCGGTACTCAACCCCTGCCCGAGTGCAGCTGTGGCCGCTCCCTTGGCGATACCCTCCAGGATATTGCCGTCCCCCGCTGCAGCCCCCAGGCCGCCCATTGTTGCCCCGGCATAGACTGGGGGAACCCCCGCAGCCATCAAGGCAATCGGAACAATCGGCCCCATCCCGGCAATATCTGAAAGGATATCGCCAAAAAAGCCTTTGGATGTAGGGTTGTAAACCGCCGCTTTTTGCAGGTTCCAGTCAGGCCGAGACGGGTCAATGTTGCGCAGCATGTCAAAGGACATCGGCAACCCAACCGCACTACGCAGCCCGAGCGGTACGTAGTTTGAGTCGAGCGTGCCGGCGCTGATCTTGCCGTAACGTGATACGTCCTCGGCGCCCGCGAGTCCTGCGGCCAGCTCAAACTTTTCCTTGTCCGTCAGCCGGCGGTCATTCAGTTCAAAATCTATCGGCGGCTCATAAACCGGAATCGGCTTACTGTCGCTGAATGCCTGATAGGTCGTTTTGGCAGGGGCGGTAGGTTGGTAGCTGTAAAACCCACCCTCTCCGGTTTCGTTCCACACCGGCTGCACGTCGGTGCCGTACTGCTTAGAGGCGGTATTGTCGTAGATGTAGCCCAGCAACTTACCGGCGTTTTGGTTTGCCCAATTACCTTGGTAATGCTTGTAATTGTAGGCGTCGGCTTCTGATAAATTTTGTAATGTGCCTGGCGTTTTGGCAGCGGCGTACTCGGTCTGCATCTGCTTGAGCACTGCCGCGCGCTCTGCGTCGGTCGTGCGGCCGGTGTCCCAGCCCACCCCGAATCGCTGCACGTGCTGTTGCCAGATCCGGTTCAGGATGCCTTCCCACACCGGATCGTTTGTCTGGCCAGGGTAGAGCGTCGTGGGCAGTGCGTCTGTTGCCATGCTTACCTCACTGCGTCAGATCGTAGAAAGACAGCGAGCCCACAGCATCGCCCGTCGTCGCACCTGAGACCGTGCGGATTGCCACCGTGTAGATATCGCTGACTCCGGCCAACGACACGCCCAACTGCAAATCAAAGTTGTATATGTTGACTTGGTTGGTTGGCGTCACCGCTTGGCTCGAGGCTGTGAGGTAAAAAGTCTGCACGATATTCGTAGGTGTTACCGTCATTGCGGTGGCGGTGACATCATAATCGACGTTTTGAAACGTGCCCGCTACCCACGATGCGCCTGTCAGCGTTGAGTTTTTAACCAACGCGATTTCGTAGTTCTGGATTGTTGTTGGGAATACATTGACCTGCTGAGGCAGGACGACCGCGCCCAATGCCGCGCTGTTAAGTCTGATCGATACCAAGGGCAAAAACGTGGTGCCGATGGTAGGCAAAACCGATGTGCGTCGGGCAATCTGAGGAGCCACGGCTTGTTCGTACCCGCCCTCAACGATCACTGTCGAACAGACCTGTTTCATCGACGACGCAGACGCTGTCGCTCCTGTATTGGTGATTTCATACCGCACCGGCAGGATGGCCGTCTGCATATACACTGCAGTTTGCGTATTGTCATTGTGGAAGATGTGGCAAATTTGCGGTTTGCCGTCAGCATAAAATCCGCAACGAACGTCGCCTGTACCAAGCCACTCAAAATCTATGTACAGAATCTGGTTCTTGGTCAAATCCAGCACGCGCCCGCTCGGGCCTGTCCCATCCATGCGGTCCACGTTCCAATCGGCTTGATTGACTGTGCGAATATCGCTGGGCGTCCCTGGCGTCGGCAGGGAGTTTGAACGCAAAACAAACGAAATTGTGGTGCCGTTTTGTTGAAGAAACACCCCGTTTTGCGTATTAAAGTAGCCCACCCGCTGCCGCAGGTTGGTCTGCGGCGCCGCCATAACAAAGGTGGCGAGGAACGTCAGCCCCTTACCAGGTTGATACGGAAACACGCGATAGGTCTGACGTACAACTTCACTGCCGGAGCTCGTGGTGGTGTTAAGCGATACGGAACTCTCGTTACTCAGATAAGTTGTTGTGCCGCCTGTGGCTGTCGATGTATCAAACTGGTTATCCGCCACGTAGCGATTCTGGCTGTCAAACAACGTGAAGGGGGTGCCAACTCGCAGGCGACCAAACGCATCGATGCTGCTACCACTAAAATAAACTTCGTATGGGCCTTGGTTCGCCACGAGTTGCCCCACTACGTAATTAAGTTGATTGAAGTACAGCCGAAGCACGTTCGAGTACTGCGCCATCCACTCCGCATTGTACTCAGTCGGGCCGTTGGGCAGCCTGGGAACCGCAGGAAGTTGAGCTTCTACAAGTGCCATAAATCAACGACGGCCATCAGGACGAATATCGATACGAGGAGCGCCAAGCTGCCACGCTACGCCGAGCTCAGTGCTTTCAACTTTCAGTGCCAGCTGCCGGCCCCGCACTCGAGTGTAGACCTGCCCGGTAAACTGCTCCACCGGAATAGCCGCAGTCCGCGTCACTTGCGCGCTACTCGACCCCCCAACCGACTCAGGATCGTTGTATCCGGACCCCGAGTTTCTAAGCGGTTTTAGGTACATCGTGACCTTGGGGGATGCGGCTTCAGACCCTCTAAACGTGATATCCGGCAGCACGCGGTAGATGAACGAGAAGTTGTGACCATCATCGATGTCAAACTCAGACGACTCGACGTAGGCACTGATAGCCGCAGGGGTGCCAGTCTCTTTGTCGTCCGTACCAACTTCGTGGGAGACGATATTGCGGCTATAGGTAGCCGCAAACGGGTAGGGCCGCAGGCCGCTGTCGAGCCAGGCGGTCCTCGCCATCGTGCCGTAATACCACACGTCCTCTCCGTAGTTGTATATCACGTAGCTATCAATCTCGGTGGACCCGGCAGTGCAGTAAAACCACCACGCCTCGTTGAACCCTTCGCTTGTGCCGGCGAAAATCTGGCCGTACTGAGACGTGTTGATGTCCTGGTAAACGTGTTGCCGCAGGTCGCATCGTAGAGTAGTTACGCGTCCGTCGTACCTATAAAACTTGTCCACCCCCATCCAGTACACAACCCCCGACGCCAAGGCCGGAGCATTCTGCGAGCAGATAGAGATATTGTCGCCTAGCAGCTGCGCCCCCCACACCTCTGGGGCGCCCAGATACTGCAGGGAGTACATGGCGCTGTCTGTCCAAACCAGAATCTCTTGTCTGGACTGCAGCGCGCCAATAATCGTAGACCCGTGAGACAGCCGCAAGCTGCCAGCCTGCGACAGCGCGGAGGGCGTCCAGTTGCCTGCATCCTCTTGGTCAGACCACCGGATCAACATGGGGTCAAACGCGGCCGTATCGATATCCGTCGTGCCGAAGGCAAAAACAAACCGACTCTGATCGGACACAAAGATGAAGTTAGCTTGAGTGGGCGGGTTGGACGCCCCCGGGAGCGTGCTGATATTCACCGCGCGAGTAGTGAGCCCGGCGCTAGCGTCCCAGTAGTAGATGCCCCCGCCACGCGGGTTAAATATCAGATCCTCGCCAAAATTGCTTTGGCTCCACAAGCGCAAACTGTCGGTGGCAGATGTACTGCCCCAAGAGCCTCCGCCCCACGGCCCAGCACCCCACCCGACCAAAGGAACAGAAAACTCAGGCCCCGTATTGATCTGGTACGCAGCAGCCACCGCGGCGCCGCCTCCAGGGGAGCCCGCGGCGTCAGTCGCATTGGCAGTGGCCGTCGCCGTGAACGTGTAAGTATCCGTCGTGAGGACGGTAATCTCGTACTCTTGGTTAAGCACCGCAGCCGAGATGTTCCCGCCTAAGCCGACCGCCCCCGAAAACGTAACGTAGTCGCCTGTGATACAGCCGTGGGCCACATCCGCAACGGTAATAACCGCGGAGCCGTTAGTCGCGGTGAACGGGTTATTGAGCGTTACCGTGTCTCGAATCGGGGTGACGTCGTAATACTGCGCACCGTTTTCGATGTAGAACTTTTTGTTGGTGCCGATGCCGAGCAGATTCAGCCCGGCCAGCGTAATCCAGTTCCACAAGGACCGAGCGTAGCCCAGAAAAGTCGCGGACGAAATCCGTTCCCACCCTCCGATCTTCTCGGGCGTGCCTTGGCGAAACCGAATCTTGTCGCAAGACCACCACCCACCTTCCGTGGTGTAGCGGGTGTTCTCTTTATTTACGCCGCTTTTGGGCAGTATTTTTCGTAGGGGCATACCGTCCTCACGCAGTCATGGTTGCGGCCGCCTTTGTAACTTCTGCGACCCGCCTGCCCCATCCGCGGCCGAACGTATCCCACGTAGCTAGCGCTTGCAAAAATTTGAGCCGGGCCGCATTAAACTTATCGATGGTTTCTTGATCGTCAGCAGCCGCTACCGCGGCCAAAGTTTTAGGCCCGATGGCCCCATCAGCAACAACCCCGACAGCCTCTTGCAGCCATTTGGCTGCCCGCCCGGGGCCGCTATTTACCGCGGCATCAAACACGCAGTAATCTACCCCTGCAGGGAGCGCATCCCCGCAGACTTTGTCCCAATACTTTCGCTTGTACAACGGAGCAACGTCAGCCGGCGTAAGGCGGCGCATAGCGGCCTCGTCAACCGAATGGCCAGTCCACTCTTCCCAGACGGCTTTAGTCACCCCAAGATTAGTCATCCCGCCAGGATCCGAAGGATGGTTCACAAACCCGCCTTCGTGGTGCAGGAGCTTGCTTAGCGCCGCGTCAAAGTTTTCTTTCATTGGTCGTCCGTGCCGAAAGGATTTTTTCTAAGGTCCTGCCCCCGAAGTACGCGCTCATTACGAGCATACCCCACTGTCCCAGAAGGGTGACGTAGTTCTCGGAAACTTTAAACCCTAATCCATCGAGCACGGCCAACAACAAATACGCGGATAGCAGGTACACGAGCGTCATTGGCCGCACGTTTTTAGATAGCCAAGAATCGCTACCCATGTCTGCCTTCCATCGGTCGGAGACGCCGGTAATCTCCGCTTCGTCGAGCTTGGTGCTTGCGGCTAACTTAGCCAGTTCGCCTTCTTGCGCAAGGCGAGTGAGCTCGGCATGAGCTTGCGCCTTGGCTTCGGGGTCAGGTATGACTCTATCAAGCAGTTTTGCGCCGATAGTCAGCAGGGCTTCCACGCCAATCATACCTAACCCCTTAGTCGTCACTCCGTCAAAGGTTCCGCGGGGGCGGCTTCGACTTGCGGAGCGGCTTGCGCGCGGACGGTCTGAATGAGGTCGGCTACCGCTTCGTACGGCAGCTTGGACAGCGCGACCAAAATCACGTTCACGTCCTGCACAGGTAGTTCAATTTTAATCATTTACTTATCCTTCTGCTCAGATTTTACTAGGTCAATAGTGTCGACCCCTTTAGTGACCGTAATCTTGCCTTCAGTCACATCTACCCGCATCGGCTCTTTCTGGTCCAGCCGGTCAATCAGGTTTTGGATCACCTGAAACTCCGGCTTTTCCTGCTTGGCTGCGGTGCCCGTAATGCCAGTGAGTATGCCGATCAGCGCCATCGCGGCTGTGGATACCAACCCCACAACCGGCGTCAGCGCCTCAGCCGGCAAAATAGTTGCTGCAAACACGCCAACACACACCAAAAACACAATAAGCAAGATCCCATACTTGCCGATGAATTTGCTGGCGACCTCTTTAGCAGACGCCTGCGCCTCGATCAGCTTGATCTGGTCCTCGACCTTTGGTGTGTCGTCCACGTCAAAGCCAGGGCGGCGGGAGCGCCGCATCAACAGGGTTTTTCTGAAGGTCAATCTGACGCGCCAAGTCGGCGGTCATCTGATCAACCTGCTCCCGACCCAACGCCTCAACCACCCAGCCCTGTACCTGCTGCGGGGTCAGTTGATCGTAAGGCGTAAAGGCACCAGTCGGCGCTGGGACACCCACAGTGCCATACACGCTTGCGTTATAGCCCTCGTCGGCTGCGGCATAGACCCAATTCACCATGTACACCACATTCGTCAGGCCATCTTCCATCAACTTGACGTCCAGTACCGGGAAACTCCACGAGTAAGCGATTGCCATATTGTGCTCCTTAACTTGTCACAGCCTTGATTACTGCGAAGTTGAATACCGGCTGCTCTGTCGTCGTGCCGCCGGTCGTCGCAAAGGTAATTCTAAAACTACCCGCCGCCACCGCAGTCACGTGAATCATATACAGATCGGTGCCGGACTTCTGATTGACGATCACGGTATCAGTTGCAGCAACCTTGTTGTTGGTCACCGTGAACGATTGCCAAGTGGTTGTGCCCGCAGCGCTAACCAAAGTAATCGCGCCGTTGGTCTTGTCTAGCGTCACACCTTGGGTGCGAGAGGTGCCTTGAGTGACTGTGCCGCCAGAGCCGGTGCCGTAGCCGAGAGTACCTGAGCCTGTAACCGCAAATGTACCCGCGCCAGCCATGGTTGCTGCGCCGCTTGAATCAATTTGGAAAATTGTTGTTGGTGACGTGCCCGTCTGCACCACAAAACTGGCACACGTAATTCGTTGCGTGGCATACGCCAAAGTCGAACGGTTAACCGCCGTTATTTGCGCGAGGCCCCCTGTGGCAGAAACCTCCATCCCTTCCGCACCGGCATTAGACACTACCAACGACGTTACGGGCGAAGTTGTCCCAATGCCGACGTTCCCTGCGGCG